ATCTACCCAGTCTTCCCAATGTGGTAGCTCGGTTGCCATTGTCTATTCCTTACAGGTAGCGTCGCCGGACGTGTCCGGCGCAGCGCAATTCGGTTTTTGCATGGGAAATCATACCAGCGCGCCGGGCTTCGGCAGCACCTTCAAGGTAGTCATGATACACCAACCGCCAATTGCTAGTTTCGCTATGGACGCGGGGAAGCTTACGGCGGATAGCCTTGATAATCCGCTTACGTAGCTTTGGGGCTATCATATCAACGCGGCCAATGTTCACGTATTCAACAGCCAGCATAAAGGCAATAACCTTGCGGAAGTACTCGACCGACAGCCCGCCTTGGCGGTGGTAGTCCCCGACATGCGCAACGGCGGCTTCATAGCCGCCGTTGTAATGGTTCATGGCGTCAACTGCGTAGGTAAGTTCGGTGCGCATGGTCGTAATCTCCTGGGTTGTTCGTTACACCTTACGGGCTACCCATGGCCGCGTCAACCTTGACCCGACCACTAAGTTAACGCCACGTTAAAAAGACAGGGTAGTACGTATTACGTTACCGTACTCGTTGACGGTTTCCGTAATATGCACCCTTGCGCCCCGATCCTCAAAACCACTCAACAGGCTATAGACCAGCTTGATAGCTTGGGTTTGTGTTACGGTAAGGACGCAATAGCCGGGAAACGCCCGCTTAAACTCGCTGTCAACCGTTGGCAACTCGATACGCGAACCGAACATAATAGACTGACCATTGCGGCGACTAAACAGCTTCTTGGCTTCGTCGCGGGTACAGTAGTGATCTACGCGGCTAATCTCGGTCATCTTTGGTATCCCCTTGTTTCTGGAATTACCTTATGGGTCATCCGTAGCCGGGTCTACCGTCTTATGGATCAATGGTTAACCGAGTGTTATCGCCCCTGTTCCATGCGCCAGGCCAGAACCCTTTCGTGCAACCATTCCGCCCGGCTGCTCGATACCGGCGTACCACTGGGCACCTTGCACCAGCGCAGGCCAGCACCGCGCCACAGGCCATACCAGCGCCAGCCGTACACATAGCCCCATTGGTGTACGATGTAGTCGCGGTCTGTGGACGTGACCGTGTAATGCGAATGGATACCCCAGCGGGTCGGTGTAATGGCGATAATGACCAAGCCCACAATGGTTGCGCCGATTAAAATTAGGTCCATCTTACCATTTCCTAATCCGTTTAATTTCGTCAATCAGTACGCCAGGGTTCTCGGTTCCCCGACGCATAGCGCGCGTGTCGAGTATGCGATTACCGTTATGGTAAACAATGTACCCGCCACAGCCTCGCGCCCATGTAATGCGGTAGCGTTCCTTGGTGCTGGCGGCATCTTTGAACAGGCGAACGCCTAGCCTTTGATCGCATAGCGGTATGCGCTTACGGCGCTTGTTCATGGCTTTTACTCCGGGTACTGCCTTGATCCCCAAGGCCGTGGTGGCGACTGCCTAATGCGGTTTCCTGCCTTGGTCCAGCAGTACCCCGGCTTTGGTGTTACCCAACCAACGCCAGGGACTAGTTTGCGCTTACGGCGCTTGTTCATGGCCCCTAGTCCTTAGTGTAGGGTTGAACGTAGACCGTGACCGGAGCGCCGTACTTGCCGGTCTGCCCGGCTTCGACCGTCACGCGGTCTTCGTTCGCCTTAACGTGGTCGGGCGCTTCGTACAGTATGGTTAGTGCAAACCGTTTCATGGTCGTACCCTCTATGCCCACAATGGGGCCGATTACTCTGGATGGATCGCCCGGAACAACTCGAATAGGCGGATAGCCTCGCCACGGTTACATTCCCATGCCCGGCCCATGGCATCGTTAAAATACTGGTAGATACCAGGACCAGCGCAGACCACCCGGAGCCAATTAGCGCCATCGCTAAGTTGCATCTTAACGGAGTGGCTTTCATCCTTGCCAGCCGCGTATTCCATTTCTTCGATATTCTTAAACTTGGTCATTGGTCGTACTCCTATTGCACTCGGTTACATGACCGAGCGAATTGCGGTTTCAGCCTGGGCGTATGTGGCGTAGCCTTCGCCAACCAAATTACCGTTAGACTGGGCAGCGTGCCAAACGTGCTTCTCGCCAGCGGTCTTGTAGGTCCAAATCTGACCGAAGGGAACACCGTTGAGGTCAACGTTGTAGACGACGCGGTTAGAGCCTTTCAGCTTAGGCTGCTTGGTAATCGTGACTTCCTGCACTGCAACCAACTTAAAACCGTTCATCTGTCTATCTCCGTTTTGTTGATACCTTTGTACGGGCTATCCGATACCCTGTCAACAACTAACGGTCTAATGGTAAACCGATTGTTAATCCGGGGTTATGCCACGGCCTTTGCTTCGTCAGTCAAAAGGTCATAGGCGAAATCGCGGCTAACCTCGCGCCGTGTCTTTCCTACCGCGAAATACGAGAACTGCCCGGAACCTCGATACTGGACCGTAAGAAATTCAACGTTCGGCTTGTGGGTGATAACCTGCGCATGGGTTTGAATGGGCGAATACTGGGCTGCCATTTCAAGGCCGTTGATATTGAGAGTGTTAAACATGGCGCTATCTCCGTTTTGTTGATTACACCCTATAGCCCACACATGAGCGCGTCAACGTGAAACCGTCGTTTGATTAACAGGTGGTAAATTCCAGGTCTGCATACGCTCTACCCTGTTATATGTGTTCTGCTTATGGCGGATTAAAAGCGGTAGGTTACGGTCTACTGGTACACGGCGTTCATAGCTGATAATTGATTTCAATTCTTTTTAGCCCTGTATGTGGTGGATTAGCTAACCTTAAACACCGGAAACCCCCGGAAACCTTACCTTTCTATCTCTTTGTATTAGTGTATTAGGTGTATTAGAGATATTGATAAAAGAATTGATTTAATTAATTAATTGAATTCTATTTCCTTTATGGGGACATATATACAGACCCCCCTTATTCACCTAATACTCTAATACGTTTCCAGCATTTCCGGGGGTTTGAGCCTAATCCAACCTACTACACTTCCGCATACAGTTTAATTCATCCAATTACGCCTGCACGCCACCAGTCAACCACGTCGGCTGCGTCACCGCGTAATAAATGCCTCGCGCCTTGCCATACGCCGCTAACTGGGTCGCACCAACCTGGGCAATGATATCGCCGTCCATAAGCATTCTTAGGTTATTCTCAATGGCTCTTGGGCCACCCTCTTTGGCATTCTTGAACGAAGCAATGTTAGCCAATGACTGTTGAATGAAACGTTTAGGCACAAGCCGGTCTTGTTGCATTTGCCAGTTCATACCCAGTTCTTCGGCTCGGTGCGGTGGCATTATCACCGCTTGCTTGAACGCCTTACGCATATCTTGGGCCTGCTTGCTCATACCATCGCCAACGTCACCAGATACAAATCGGGCCACCAGTCGGCTGGTGTCACGCTTGACCATGTTAATGGCATATTCCGCAAACTCTGCCGTTATCACTGGGTCAGTCATATTAAGGCCGATGGCCATTAGTGACGCCATCTTGATTGCTTTAAGATAGGCTCGGTTCCATAGCTGGTCTATTACGTCGTTAGCGGCTTTGTTCATTATGCCGTCAACCGTCAAATCGAACTGGTGAAGCAATGCCTGGGCTTCTTTGGTCAATTGCACGTCAACCGGTTTGTTCTGTTGGTTGAGCATCAGGCTATAACCGCAGAGTTGCGCGACGGCGCGTATTAATTGTGGGCTGGGCTGGACGTTGGCGCGCTCGATATTGAGCGGTACGCGGTCCCCATCATATTCGATGATCGTAAAGCGGGGTAACAAGCCATCGGCCACTAGGTCTTCGTCTAGCATGGCATAGAACCGTGCCGGTGTACCTTCGCCCACAATCGAGAAAGCCGGGCTGACGATTTCGCCTGTATTCTTGTCCTTATCGCTATAGATGGTCTGACCCAACGTTTCACCGCGACCCGAAGCACTATAAGCCCGAAGCATGGTCTGTTTAAGGGCCACCAGGCCAGCGTTAGCATTGCGGCTGGTCATGTTCTTAAGGGTTAGGTCAACTTCACCCAGCACCGAGACAAAGCTTTTGGCTGCCTTGTCCAAATGCTTGACCAACGCTTGCCCGGAACTGATGGTTGTTGGCCCGACAAACTCGCGCGCACCGGGGCAGTTACCACCGCCATCACCGACGAAGGCAACCGCGTTCATAAGCTTTGCAATGCCGCTATTAATGGCTTCCTTGCCGCGACCCGTACGGGCCAGCAAAAGCGTGTACTGGTTTAGGCCGGTGCCAGACACATTATATGAGCGCCCACAAATGCCAGCCATAAGACCAATTGCACCGGCCAGCGCGATTTCGGGAACGGGGCGCGGGGCTTGGGCGTAGATATAGTATGCAATCTGCCCCAAAAGGCCGGGGACCGGCTTACGGTAGGGGTTGTCTTCGTCTTCGACAAATGTATAAGTCGGGGCGTCCGGCGCGGGACCCGCCCCCTGTTGCTCGGGCTGGCGCGGGGAATGCGGAACGGCAGGGACATGTAAAGAGCCCTGATTAGTACCGTTCCCCGCGACTTTATTCCATTCCGCGTCTAGCGCGCCTTTAATAGCATCCATGTCAATGGGCGGTGGATGCAGGTCAAATGCCTTATCCACCATACCGAACACGTAATTGTCGCGGCTGGCCTTATCGCGCTGACCGAGTGCCGACATACGGAATATGCGCGCAATCTGGAAACGGCTATCAGTGAAATAGGCCAGAATGTCGATAAGCGCAAAGTCAGCTTCGGATTGACTGGTGTAATGCTGTTGCCAGTCACCATGCGCCAGGTCACGGAATAGCTGACCATTGGCAGCCGCAAGGCACCGGTCAATAACCGCTTGGTCGTTCTCGCGGTCTGTGAACGTGCCGGTAAAGGCTGTCTGTTTCTCAACGCCACTTAGTTCGGCATATAGCCAGTTGATAGCGTCTTGCCTATCGGTGATTGGCGAATGATCTACCACGTTGCCGGTCATTACCATGAACCGGGCATGGCTATACATTTCAATGGAGCCGACCCGCTTACCCCTGGGCGTTATGCCAAGGCTGATAATATGCAGGCCCTTGCCCGATTGCGATAGCTCCATATAGGTGCCAGCAAACCGGGTGAAAATGTCTTGCTGGGCGCGCTGGATACCTGCCGGGTCCGCATTCTTGGGCGTACCGTCCGGGTTAAGCGCCCATGGGTCATCAAGGTCAACGAAGTTAAACGGATCGCCATCATTGAGCATAAACCCAATGCCGCTAAACCCATACACGTTATGACCGTTGTTATAGATGGCAATAGCCTGTTCAAACGTTCCCCAGTGTGTCGGGTCCGTTGAACTCGCCTTGTTGCCCGTTATCGGACTATATGGAACTTTGGTAGAACGCCCGTTGTCTAGTAATTCTAACTTATACACGACCCATTGCGGGTACGCCCGTAATTCAGTCGGTATTTTTTGGTACACAGTCGCCAACCAATTGCTTGCCGGTAAGACGGATATATAGTTTTTCAATAACTACGGCGGAAGGGTTATTAAATTGCCCGTTAGCAAAGCCACCAAGCCATACAGGCGTGACGTTCATTTCAGCGGCTAAATCTTTAAGCAATAGGTTTGCCGGGCGCTCTTGCACCAGCTTTTGTACGCACGCCAACAGCGGGCTACTATATATTGAATGCGACATGTCGGCGCTCGGTTGTGGGGAACCGCAACATACCGCGCTGATTTCGATTTGCACAACCTAAATTTTGATTATATCCCCTATTGACGCCAGGGCGCGGCTCGGGCTAGTGTTCGGACGTGCTTGGTCGTACCGGTCGGGTTGGTGGCGGGTCAGCCAATAACTTAGCCACCAACCCGAACGACCAATTAACCAATAAGCCCACAAGGGCATTGAATAGCCGGTCAACAACGGCCATATAACAGTTCAACCCCTGAAAAGGAAAAGCGCAAAAATGACCCCCGAAGAAACCGAAATCTTCAACAATAAGCTGGTTGCATGGCAGACGCTCAAGGCAAAGATTGCCCGCGAGTGCGCCCCGTTGATTGCGCAGGAAATGGAATTGCGCAGGGAAATCATGGCAACGGCATTCCCCGCCGCTAAGGAAGGTGTCAACAACCATGACCTTGGCCACGGCTACACGCTTAAGGGAACGCGCAAGGTTGAATACTCGCTGTCCAACACCGATGACAGCGGTTGGCTTACCGATGCTGCCGTAGAGGCGATTGAGAAGCTGGGTGAAGATGGCCCATTCATCGCCGAACGTTTGGTTACGTGGAAGCCTAGCCTGTCCGTTAAGGAATATAAGGCGCTTTCCCCGACCAACCCAATCCATATCAGAATTCGCGAGTTGATCGACACGGCCTTGACTATTAAGGACGGTGCGCCGACTATCGAGATAACACCCCCTAAGACAGCGGGGTAATGCGTAACCGTCAGGCGGTATCGGGGTAGCAGCTTAAACCCGGTTTGCGCGACGGTTCGGCCAGTAGCGTTATAGGGTGGTCACATACCACAACCAACGACGTGACATAAAAGACCAAGATTTGCCTTGGTTACTGGTCACATATTTGCCCACAGGAAAGCCGCTTTATGAACTACATACCGCCGCCGCAGATACAAATACGTCATACGGGCGATGCAGCCAACAATGGCGTTAAGGCGCTGGTCTATGGGCTAGCCGGTGCGGGCAAAACCACCATTATGGGCACCTGTCCAAAGCCCCTTATCCTGTCAGCGGAAGGCGGTTTGTTGAGCATTAAAAAGCTCAACCTGCCCTATATCGAGATTAGCTCGATTGCCATGCTGGCAGCCGCCTATCAGTTCGTTGCCCATAGTGCGGAAAGTCGTAACTACTGGACTATCTGCCTGGACAGCGTTAGCGAGATTGCCGAACAGATTTTGGCCACCGAGCTAAAGAACACCAAAGACCCGCGTAAGGCGTACGGTGAAATGGCTGCACAAACCATGCAGCTATTGCGCGACTTCCGTAACCTGCCACAACGCCACGTCGTCTTTAGCGCCAAGCAAGGGCGCTTCGTTGACCAAGGAACCGGCCTCACACTGTGGGGTCCGATGATGCCGGGCCAGCAACTCGACCAGCAATTGCCGTACATGTTTGACGAAGTGTTGCAACTTGTCGTTGGGCGTGACGCCAATGGTTTTCCATTCCGGGCACTGCGCACGGAACGCGATAACCAGAACGAAGCTAAGGATAGAAGCGGGCTGCTTGATCCTTGGGAACAACCAAATCTGTCAAGCATTTTTGACAAGATAATGAAAGGCTAAACGATGGATCAAGGCATTAACTACGGCTTTAACAGCCAGGGTATCGACCCGGCAACCTTCGGGTTGCCCAACTGGGCAGACGGTTGGCACAAGGTCGTGCTTATCGGTTCGGCTGCCAAGCCGCTTTCCGACCCTTCCAAGGGTGGCCGTATGCAGTTCAAGATTAAGTGCATCGAAGGCCCGGAAGCCGGTAAAGAGCACTTTATTGGCTTGAACCTGTACCACAACGACCCGGAAACCCGGAAGCGTGCCGAACAGGAAATGGCGTCAATCTGCCACGTTACCGGGAAGCACGCTTTCCAGAACACGGCGGAACTGTACAATATTCCGTTCTTCGTTCTCGCGGAAACCCAGACCAGCGCGCCGACCCCGCAATACCCGAACCCGAAGCCCCAAACCAACTTCCGTGGCTACCGTGACGTAAACGGTAACGAACCCGGTAAGCAAGGTGGCGCAACTGGTGGTCAGCCCGCAGGCGGTCCCCCGGCCAACTTCGGCGCAGCACCACAGGGCCAGCCCGCAGGCTTCGCACCACAGGGCGGGGCACCCGGCTTTGCGCCAGGTGGAGCACCGAACCCCGGCGCACCGGCTCAATTCCAGCCAGCCGGACAGCCGCAGCAATTCCAGCCCGGCCAGCCCGCAGCCGCTCCCGGCTTCGCCCCGCAGGCAGCGCCAGGATTTGCCCCGCAGGGTCAGCCCGGCCAGTTCCAACAGCCCGGCGCAACCCCCGGTTTTGCTCCCGCTGGCGCTCCCGGCGCTGCTCCCGGCTTCGCGCCGCAACAGGGTCAGCCGAACCAGCCAGGCGCAGCCCCGCAGTGGGGTCCGCAGGGCGGAGCACCAGGCGCAGCGCCGGGCGGTTGGCCAGGTCAGTAATCCCCGGCTAAGGTTTGCGCTTTATAGCCGGTAACTGGGGCGCGGTTCGCCGCGCCCTTTCTTTATGCGGGAGCACAATACGCCCATGACGACCCTACTATACCCACATGAGCGCGAAGCAATCTCCCGGCAGATCGAAAACGACATTGAAGAATTAACGGCTGTCAAATACAACGACGGCCACCGTAACCACTTGGGCGCTTCCCTGATTGGTGACACTTGTAACCGCCGCCTGTGGTATAGCTGGCGTTGGGTTATGTTCCCCAAGTTTTCCGGGCGTATGCAGCGCCTATTTAATCGCGGCCATAAAGAGGAAGCCCGGTTTATTGAATGGTTGCGCGATATCGGGTTTTCCGTTTGGGAAGGCACCGACGACGGCAAACAGTTTCGCATTAGCGCAGTGGAAGGCCACTTTGGCGGTTCGCTTGATGGTATCGCCCAAGCCCCGGCAACCAATCCCAAATATGCCAAGTTGGCGGCAATCGGGCCGTTCCTAAGCGAGTACAAGACCCATAACGACAAAAGCTTTACCAAGCTTAAGAAAGATGGGGTTATTAAATCCAAGCCCCGCCACTACGCCCAAATGTGTACGTATGGCCGCAAGTATGCCATAAGGTATGCGCTTTACTGCGCAGTCAATAAAGACACAGACGAATTACGCTTTGAACTGATAGAGCTAAATTGGGATATCGGGGCCGACCTTGAACGGAAAGCCGAAGCTGTTATTTTGGCGCAGTCACCACCGCCCCGGCTATCCGAATACCCGACCCATATGGAATGCAAGTTTTGCGACTTTAAAGACATATGTCACAAGGGCGCACCATACGAAGTAAACTGTAGATCGTGCCAATTCGCGGTTCCGGCTGCCGGTGGCCGGTGGCATTGTGGGGTACACCAGGCGCTAATTCCGCCCGAAGTAATCCCGGTTGGGTGTCAACAATGGAAGCCGGTAGGGCGTAACCAGTGAGCGTAAGAGAATATCAAACCTATGCCGAAGACGCTACCGTACACTGGTTGAACAACTCGACCAGTCTAGGCGGGGTTGTGGCCATGCCCACAGGTGTTGGCAAGTCGCACGTACAAGCCAACCTAATGCGCCGGTTACTGTCCTATCGGCCAGGTTCCCGCATGATGGGCCTAGTTCACGTTAAGGAACTGATAGGGCAGAACGTCGGCAAGCTGAAAGAGATATGGCCAAACGCGCCTATCGGTGTCTATTCCGCTGGCCTTAAACAGCGTCAAATGGAAATGCCGATAACTTGGGGCGGTGTTGCATCGGTCCATAAGATTATTCGCGACTTCGGCAAACAAGACCTTCTGTTTATAGATGAATGCCAACTATTGAACCCCAATGCCATGGGCGGTATCGGGGAACCCAAAGGCATGTATAACAACATTATTGAACAGTTGTTGGACATGAACCCCTATCTGCGCATTGTCGGGTCTACGGCAACATGGTGGCGGCTGGGTCTGGGCTCGATCATTAACGGCACTGTCTTTCAGGACAAGATCGTTGATATGACCGGGGTTGAGGCGTTTAACTGGTTCATTGAACAGGGCTATCTGTCTCGACTGATTACCCGGCCTACACAGACCAAGATTGACCTAAGCGGGGTTGGCGTTTCCGGGGTTGACTATAACCAGACCGAAGCGGCCAAGGCATTCGACCAAGCGGCGATTACCTACCAGGCTATACAAGAAATCCTGTACTACGGTCAGAACCGGCGTAAATGGTTGATCTTTGCCACCGGGGTTGACCATGCGGAACACATTTGCGACCAGCTAAACTACATGGGCATTCCTACCACCGTCGTACATTCCAAAATGTCGAGCGGGGAACGTGACCAGCGTATAGCGGATTACAAAGCCGGTAAGTACCGGGCCATCGTCAATAACAACGTTCTGACCACCGGTTTTGACGACCCGGAAATAGACCTTATGGCCATCCTTCGCGCGACCATCAGCCCCGCATTGTGGGTACAGATACTTGGGCGCGGCACTCGACCCTATTACGTGCTGGGTGGTGCGGATAAGTCAGTGCTCGATACTGTGGAAGGCCGGTTTTGGGCCATGCAGAACGGCGGTAAGTTAAATTGCTTGGTCTTGGATTTCGCCGGTAACGCTGCCAGGCTTGGCCCTATCAACGATCCCGTATTACCAGAAAAGAAAGGAAACGGAACCGGGGAAGCCCCGATTAAGATTTGCACGCATGAAAAGCTTACCAAGGTCGGTGGTGTACGGCCACCGGGTTGCGGAAACTACAACCATCCATCAGCGCGCCACTGTGAGTACTGCCACGCGGAATTTGATTTCGCCGTTAAGTTTAGTTCTGCTAGCTATACGCAAGACCTAGTGGCGTCGGAAGCCCCGCAAATGCAATGGTTTGACATAAGCCATATCTTTTACGAGAAAAAGGTTGGACCGAGCGGTAAACCATATTTAAGAGTAACCTACTGGTCGGGTAGTAAAAAGTTTATGGATATGGTATTCCTTGGTAGTGAAGGTTTTCTGTTGCACAAGGCTAAAGGTTGGTGGTCGGCACGGTTTAAGGTCGAAAATCCAACGCACCCGGATAACCTGCCACCGACTGTTGACGACGCCTTACGTTTCGCTAATAAGACTTGGCTTAAAGAACCACGGCGGGTATTGGTTCACGTCAATAAAACGCCGTATCCCGAAATCCATAGTTATGAATACGAGTAAGAAAGGAACGAAAAATGGCACCGAGAACTAGCAGGGGGCGTAAGCCCACAAAGAATGCGACGGCTACCAGTCTGCTAAACGCTTTGACCTTCATGTCGGCACTCAAGCCGCCTACCGGCCAGGCATTGCAGCCCTATATGCAGCATGTGTTTTTGAACGGCGGTTGGGCCATCGGCTTTGATGGTATCTTGGCCATGGGCCAGAAAATCGAAGACGGCATAGCCGGGTACGTCAATACGAAGCTGTTCGCCGAAGCCTTGGAAAACACCGGCAAGATTTTCACGTTGTCGGTAACAAGCGCCGGACATTTCCATGTCCAGTCTGACACATACGAAGCCTTGGTTCCGGCGCTCGACCCGACCACGGTTCCGCAGACCTTCCCCGATGCTAACCTTTACCCGTTGGCTGATGGCAAGGCGTTCGTTGAAGCGGCTACGGCAGCCGCTAAGGTCGTGTCTGACAACGCCGAAAGCGTGCTATATGCGTCCATCCGGCTCAACGGTGCAACTGTCATGGCAACCGATGGCGTTACCGTTATCGAAGCATACCACGGAAACATTATGCCGGTTGGCGTAGTGGTGCCGAAGGTCTTTGTTACGGCAATGGCGAAGACCGGCAAAACCCCGGTTGGCTTCGGGCTGGCAAACGATTGGCAGACCTTAACTGTCCATTTTGAAGACCAGTCTTGGCTTCGCACCAATTGCTTTGACCCGGCAAGCTGGTCTAGTGCCGTGCTCGATATCTTCGCCGGGCTGTTCAATGGCATTGTGGCGTCGGACGTAGAACCCAAGCTGTTTGACGCGGTGGCCGCTATCCTGCCATTTGCCGAAGACGACAACCGGGTTATCATCCGGCCAGGTCTTATTCGCACTCACCCGGATAAGACGCAAGGCGCGTCATTGGCGCTCGATAGCGTCAATTTCACAATCGACCTTAACGGCAAGCGCCTCTTGGCCGTACGCGACCACGTTACCCAGTTCGCAATCGGTGGCGACCAGATCGCCGACAGTGGCCAGTACACGGAACGCTTTGTGTTCTATGGTGGCAACGTCCGGGGCGTTATTGGCGGTATGGACCCGTTGCCCGAGCCTGTGGCCGCAGCGCCAGCGCAAGGCGGCTGGGCAGCACCGGCAGCGGCCCAAGGTGGTTGGGGCGCACCAGCACCAGCACCAGCACCAGCCGCGACCCCCGCCCCGGCGCAAGGGGGCTGGGATACACCGAGCGCCACCCAGACCGTCGCCCCGCCAGCCGATCCCGCGCCACAGGGCTGGAATACCCCGGAACCGACCAAGCCGAACCATACGGTAGCTGACCCGGCGTTTAAGCCTGGACTGGCTGGCGTGCCTGCCGGTGGTCTTGCCGGTGATCCTGAATATGAAGCTGCCCGAACTGGGGAACGAACGGCTGACGACGTTGACCAGACTTCCAATTTTGATATCGGTGGATGGATGGCGAACCTTCCGGCAGATACGGGCGATAACGGCTAAATGGGCCTATTTGACGGCATACAGTTAGCAGGACGGAAGGACGCGGGAATTCGCGCCCTTCCACCTATCCCTAAGACCGGCTGGCTACCGCCAACTGAATTTCCGAACCTAGACGCTGCCGTACTCATATCGTTTGACACGGAAACCAAAGACCCTGAATTGCAGCAAGCCGGGCCAGGCTGGGCACGCGGTAAGGGTCACATTGTGGGCTATTCGCTTGCTGCCGAAGACCGCTTAGGCAATACCGGGAAATGGTATTTCCCCATGCGGCACGAAGTGGAAGGCCACCTAAACTTAGACGTCAATAACTGCCTTGGCTATGCGCAACACGTTCTAGGCAACGATAAGGCCAAGATAGGCGCAAACCTGCTATATGACATTGGCTGGTTTAGTGAGGAAGGCGTTACCGTCAAGGGACCGTTCCACGATATCCAATTCGCCGAAGCCCTGATAGACAATAACGCATTCGTCGGCTTGGATATCCTAGCCCACAAATACCTTGGCGAAGGCAAAGTTTCCGATGTAGTCCAGCAATGGATTATGGACGCATACAAGCCGCCTAAGACCCATTGGCGGAAAGACCTATACCGTTCCCCGCCATCGCTGGTTGGCCCGTACGCCGAAGCCGACGCAGACTTACCGTTGCGCGTCATTAAGCACCAATGGGCGCAGATCGCGGCACAAGACCTGGGAACCATTTACGATATCGAGCACGGCTTACTCCCGATGCTGATAGCCATGCGCAAGGCTGGTGTCTACATTGACGTTGCGGGCGCAGAACGCATGTATGCCGAAATGGACGGCGACATAGCCAGGTTGTACGCGCAAGTTGAACATGAGTATGGTTTTAAGCTGACCAATACGAAGGGTGACGATAGCAGCGACAGCCGACAGATCGGTAAGCTACTGGACCATATCGGTATTAAGTACCCGCGTAACAAGCCGACCAAGACGCAGCCGAACGGTTCGCCGAAGATCGAAAAGGAATGGCTGGAAGCCCTAGAGCATCCAATCGGCGATATCCTGCACGATATCCGCGAACATGAGAAAATCAAGGGCACGTTTCTTGGGTCGTACCTACTCAATAAGAACGTCAAGGGCTATCTGTATCCGCTATTCCACCCCTTGAAGGGTGAAAGTAACGGAACGCTGGTTGGCCGCTTTTCGTCGTCTGACCCGAACTTGCAGAACATACCGAGCCGTACCAAACTCGGTAAACGGGTACGGCAGTTGTTCCTGCCTGACCCTGGACATGCGTACTGGCGTAAGCACGATTATAGCCAAATCCATTACCGTATTCTGGCCCACTTCGCGGTTGACAATGGCGACGGTTCCGCTGAACGGCTGCGTAATTCGTACCGGGATGACCCCGACATGGATTACCATTTTAACGTGTACCAGAACGTCGCCCCGCTCATGGGCTGGAATACCAACTATCTAATGGACGGCAACCGCATTGCGCCCATGGATAAACAGAACGAAGAAATCACGTCCAACCGCCGACCCATTAAAAACACTAACTTTGGCCTGCTATATGGCCAGTCAGAAAAGAGTCTGTCCTATAAGCTGGGTATGCCGATAGATAAGGCCAAGGGGTTCTTTCTCGCGTACCATTCCGGTGCGCCATACGTCCGGCAGACCATGCAGGCAATCGCTAACGAAGCGGAACAATTCGGCTACGTTACTACGCTCCTGGGCCGACGCATTCGGTTCAATATGTGGGAACAACGCGGTTACAGTAACGGGCGCGAGAAAGGCCCGGCACTACCCTATGAACAGGCATTGGCGCATTACGGTTCGTTTATCCAGCTAGCGTTTCTTTATCGAGCCGTGAACTACAAGTTTCAGGGTTCCGAACCCGACATTATGAAGCGGGGAATGTTGGATTGTTGGAACAGTGGCGTATTCGACTATACCGGCGTACCACGGCTTACGGTCCACGATGAATTAGACTGGTCAGTGCTCGACCAATCCCCGGAAATGTATGAGGCATTCCGGTTCATTAAGCACACCATGGAACAGGCGGTAAAGCTGGCCATTCCCGTTAAGGTAGACGCGACAACTGGGCGAAGTTGGGGTAAAGCGGATTAGTGTTGACACGGCTTCAGTAGACCGTTAGAAGGGTCATATTGAAAACGGAGTTAGCGCCATGGATTACGAAGCAATCTTGAATGAAGCCCACAAGGCAGCCGAAGCCGCCGTTATTCTGGCCAGCATGGAATACGACGAAATGCGCGGCGCTTGCGGCTTCGCCTGGGTCGTTATCAGCGGTTCGGAAGGGCTGGCCCGGTACTGCCGGAAACAGCTTGCCGACGTTAAGGCGCTGGGCGGTGACGTTAGCAAGATGCGGTCATTTGGGGCTAAGGGCTACCCGAAGGGCTGGCATTTCTGGAACCCCGGCAACCACCCCGGTCAGCGGGTAGACATTAAAGAGGCGGGAGCTAAGGCATTCCGCGACAAGCTGGGGGAATATGGTATCCGCGCCGATAGCGCCAGCCGTCTAGACTAGACGAAGAAAAACCCCGGTCCAGTGAAGGGCCGGGGTCTCTTGTTTAGGGGCGGGTAAAGGTGCGCCATTCGCCGAGCGTCCAGCCGGTTTGCGGGGGGATAATCCATTCCGTAATCCACGCTAGGCCGTCTTCGGACGCCTCGATACGCATGTTGCGCGGTGCGCGGCCTACCAGTCGGTCGCACAATATGCGCACTTGGTTTATGAGTTTTTCGTTACCTGCGCCGAAGTCCCATGCCAGCCATTGCGCTTTGTTCTCAACACCGCCACCAGCCGACCAATAGCGGCCAACGGCAGTGGTTCCGGCTGTATTATATGTGTTGTTAAACGCATAATCGGCGTCATTACCGGACGCGGCAGAACTGGCGCTTACCGTGCCCATCCCTGGACCGGTCAAGTCGGACCCATCCATGGGAACACCGAGAACGTTGGCGAATTCAGCCTCACCGATAACAATAAAATTAACGTCGCCGTCGCCATCTTCGATAAACACCCGCCAGTGTCGCCGGGCCGACCCTGCCAGTATCTTGGGGCGCGTGAAGACACGCGGAACAACGTCGCCGCTAGTCCATGGGTCGGTTGTCTGTACCCAGTCAACAGCCCAAGTTATGCCGTCGTCTGAATACTCGACTGCAAATTCTGTGGGCGTGTAATTGCTGCTTGACGTGTTGCGGGAAACGCTGAATTCATCCGGCAGAAATGCCGTTGGGAAGTGGTAGCCTATCCATGCGTTCATGGCCTTAGTTGAGGCGGAACGCCAGCCGGTGGCGCTGTCACCGTCAAAAGCAAGTGTCGCCGGGTATGTTGGCAGGTCTTCCGAACTAGCGATAGCCGTGCCGCCCGTTGGTACGCCTGTTCCGAACGCCAGTTCATTGAGACCGGAATAGTTTACGTTGGCGTTCTCTTGCGCAACCCTACGCACACGCCAGTAAGTATGTTTCGTACGCGGTGGGGGTTCCATGTTCGCCGCAACCTCACCACTGGCACCAATACCGCCGTATAGACTATGCCCGGTCAGACCGTACGGGTCTAGGTACAGTAGCCTGTCTGGTAGCGTACCAGCCGGTATGCCAGGACCATCTTTAAGCTGGCCCTTAGTTGACCGATAGACCAATTCAGCCGATACACTGGCCACGTCATCTGCATTGGCTAGTCTACCGCGCCCCTCTAACATACAGGCCACCACGCCTGTTGTCATGGCGCAGCCATAGCTTGTTCCTCGACCATGTTTGTACGCACCGTTATTATCATGGACGACAGTACGCACATATTGCGATGGTGCCACGACAGTAACGATATCGGCGCTATAATTCGATCCACTTGCCCCATGGAAGTAAGGCCCATCCACAACGTTAGACCCGCCGACGCAGATAGCGCCAGGGCTCTTAGCTGGGTAGACGTTCTGTGTGTCCAAATTCTTAGAGTCATTCCCCGCAGCCGCAACAACGACTATGCCAACGGCTACGCAGCTAGCAACCGCCGCGTTAAGGTCGTTACTAGAGCTAGACAGGGACAAATTCATAACAGCCGGGCGGTTTGTTGCTGCCCGACTTAGGTAGTGCGTTATGGCGTTGTCCATAGCGGTGGTAATCGAACTAATACTGCCGGAACCTTCGTCGTTTAGGCACTTGTACGAAAATACATGCGCGCCGGTTGCCGGTCCCACAGTTTCGCCCGCCGCGAGTGCCGCGCAGGCCGTACCATGGCCATAATTATCTATGGTGCCGGAAACGACGGTTACACGCCCGACCAACGAAAAGTTGTCTTCCCTAACACCGCTGTCTAGTACGTAGATATCAACCCCAAGCCCGGTGCGCACGCTATCAAAGAACGTTTCCACGCCTTCCAAAGACCGAATGCGGTTATAGGGTTTATTGCGCCGGGTAATGCGCGCCAGGTTCCAGCCGCCGTTGTAGTCTTCGTCTAGCGTAAGCTCAGCCCGCGCGGCTGGTTTGACCGGCGCGTCGGAACGGTTAAACGTCTGTATGTCGGGATGGCTAAAGCCGTCCGAAACATAGAAGTACGTTTTAAGGCTGGTAAATTCTTCGTACTCGATACCAATGCTTTCCATATAAGCAATAAAGCTATCACGGTCGGCTGTCTCGGTTATGGAAAGAATAAAGGCCTTCATTATGCCACGTCCGCTTCTATGATTTCCATTTCAAACCACAGTTCATTACCGGCCAACAACTCGTTGATAGTCGTGCTACTGCAATTAACCCGAACGTCGAAATAATCCCCGGCAACCACGTTTAATACTGGGGTTTGCGCAAACTGGTAATTATCGGTAGAACCTGTTGATCCGTTACGCGCGGTGGTCCGGGCTTGCGGGGTTACAGTATCCGCGCCCGTACCGGTCTGGTTCTTACGGATTTGGATAATAAAAGACATACTAAGCGCATTAGCTTCCACCGACGCAGCAGCGGTTAGCCGAACCTTGGTAACACCTGTGGGCACGACAAGTTTAACCGAATCCCCGGCAGACCATATGCCGTCTGTATCAATGTCTTCCGCTTCCCAACCGACAATCATAGGCCAGGTGGCGTCTAGGATAGAATTGATACGTTTAACACGACAGCCGCGCCAAGGCAGGCTTGCGGGAACGATGCTTTCGGCGGTTTTGATATAAGCCGCCAATTCGTCTAGCGATACCTCGCGCGAGTTACCATTCTGGACAATGTATAGGCGTTCGGTGCCGTCCAGCGTACCGGCATCTGTGATCGCGGCTAGTTCTTTGTCGGCCATTTAGTTTTCATCCCCTGAAAGCGTTAGATTACCGATAGCCATGTCACCCGACAAGGCTAGTTTCTCGGGCGTTACCAGTTCATCCAACGAACTAAGCAACAGGGCAGACGTAGCTGGTGGCGCTTCACCTTCGATATTGCCCACAATAGAGCCGCCGCTTACGACGGTGCCGGACATTTCGACAGGTGCGCGTTCGTTAATCACATTGCCTGTAATCACGCCACCGGCAGTAACCGTGCCGGACATGCGTACGGCAGTGGCGGGAGCGTCATAACGGGTAAGCGTGTCTGACGAATTGGGGGCGCCGGTAACAGTCCAGATATTCTCCCATGTCGAGCCGTCGTTAGACCCTTGAACGATAAACCCGCTTGGGTGTTCAAAGGCAACTGAATAGGTTCGGTAATCAACCCGGTTTACGGTATAGCTGCCGTTGGTGTCTATCGAAATCCAACCGGTAGTATCCCCGCTGGCGCTGCCCCATAGCGTCTCGGTGTCACCGTCAAAGGCGTTTAGCGCGCCGTTATCTGGGTGGAACGCTGACGACGACTTGCACCAGGTGGCAGTAGCAGCCGGGGGAACAACGGGCGTATTGTCGTTATAGAACGTGATTTCTCTGGCATTGATAAAACTGGTATAGGCACCGGTAAACTTAAGGCGGAAATACCGGAAGGTAGTACTAGGTGCAACAGGCAGTTCAATGTTGCCCGCAGCCGAACCACCTGCCTCGATCGTTCCGGCCAGTGCCTTGGTGACGGCTGCATGACCCTCGACCACACCGCCGCCGCTGGCCTCGCCAGCCAGCGCAACCGACACGCGAAGGTCGCCGGATAGAGCGCCACCGGCAGCGATTGCCCCGAACAGTTCGTTACCGGCCACGGCACCGGTCAAAGAGCCCTCACCAGTCACGGCACCGGCCAGGCGCTGCCCGATGGCCACGGCACCAACCAGGGCACCGCCAGCGGCCACAGGACCGGACAGCAGGACAGGCGCAGGCACGTTGCCGGACAGCGCGCCACCAGCCCCGATTGTGCCGGACAGGGCAACAGAAACGATGATCGCCGTTTCGCCGACCAACTCACCGCCCGCAGCCACAGAGCCTGACAGGCGCTTGGTGTCTTCCATAAAGACCGGGTAGACAGTCGGGGCCGATAAACCCAGCCCAACCGTTTCTTGCGAAACCTGATAGATGGCAAAAGGTATCTCGGTTTCGTCTGCGTTAAACCCGTCTTCAAACTGGGCATTAGAGCTATAGAATACACTGGCCGTACCACCTTCTGACACTAGAACGCGGTCAGTGGAAGGCCCGAAAATGTGAACTTCATACAGTTCCGTTTCTTCGTCCAGCATATAAGTTACGCTGAAATCGTCCGGGGGCGAATTCATAAACCGGGTACGGGGAACCCATTCGATGATTATCGAGTTGTCGCTTGTCCGGCGCTCAACCACCACGTTGGTTGGGTGATACGGCTTACGGCTGTTGTAGGAAACAACATGCGTCTGCTCGTCAACCTGCCAGGGCTCTTGGTTGGTGTCATAGGCGCGATAAGTCAGCGCCATGTTACCGGTGTCAGTTTGTGGATAGGCCACGTTGACGGTCTGGGCATTGTCTAGGAACGACAATGCAGTACCGGACGACCATGGAGCTATAAAGACTTCCGTGCCGTACCGGCCACGACGCAGGTTATAGAGGCGGTAATTGCCATCGCCCATGTCCTGCCAGTTAGCAAACTGGATTAGCTCGACTTCGGAACCCTCACCGATAGCGATAAGGTTTGCGCCGTCGTCTAGCTCTTGCTCGGTTGCGGTAACGAACTTTGACGCGGGGATGCTACCCGCCTTTAGATAGATGCTGTTGTAGGTATCCGTCTCAAACGGGCGGGGCCATGTCTCAAGGTCAGCCGTTAGGCCACCTACATAAGCTTCTTCGGCTGGACCGGCCACAGTAACCGTTACCCAGCCGTTGCCGTCGTTGGCGTCCAGAATAGCGCCCCGGAACGCGCCAGGTACATAGCTAGTCATAAGGAACAGTATGTTTACCGTACCTGTCCGGTTCTGGCCTTGGTTGCGGTCTGGAATTTCCAGTGTGACAACGCGCACCGGCATCGGCACCTTGTCCGATACAACGACTGTGGGCTGGGTCGGCACCTGAATAGGATAGGACGCGGCCAAGGCGTCGGTCAGCGACATGGAAACCGAGTTATCGGCATTAATACGTTGCTGGATAATCAGCCCGTTATACGAAACATTGTCCGCTGTAAACTCGATTGTATCGCCTGCATCCGTCGTCATAAAATCGGACGGCAGACGGATGGAATACAAGAGTTTGCTAGCCCACAAACGGTACATTGACCCGAACAGCAATTCTTGGGCGTAGTCGGCTGTTATCGTGATCGGCAGGGACATGTCTTCCCGTAAGGCGCTACTATTACCGGCTGGGCCGGGAACCACATTGTACCCGCGCTTATAGCTGTTGTTCGGGTCGAAATAGGTAAGCGACATGTTGGCTGGAAACGACTGGTCGGAACGCCGTTCGGCGACGAAATAGCCGCTGTCCCCATTCGACAACATGGCCAGCTTGTCACCCGGCACAACAGCGTCAATAACAAGATTGCCGTCAACGAAGCTGTTTTTGTAGACGATAGTACCGGCGCGCTCGGTCCAGTTAAACCCGTACAGGTTGGACAGGCTGGTTGCTATCTGGCCTAGCGAGACTTCGCCGCTGGCAACATAGCCGTCAATAAACATGTCATCTATGCCGATTGTTTCAACATCGGCGTCAGCGTAGCCCGCTTTAAGGGTATAGGCGCGCAACATGTCGGCAGCGGTATAACGGTTCGGGTCGTTCTCCGCGTCCGGGTAGCTGCCAATCGAGATATAATGTGGCGTGTTGCTATAGATAACTTCGGACGTGCTATCCCAATACGTTGGGGTAGTGTCGGTAATCGCACCATTGGCCGGAACCACCAGAACGCTAATAGCGCCCGTTACCAGGTCAATCCGCGTTACTTCGGTGGCGCTGCCGTCGCGCGATAGCACCAAAGAACCACCGCCCATAGTAGACAGGGTTTCCGCCGTCCGGGTACGCGCGTCTTTAGCCGGGGGAAGCGGGAACGCGACGGTTGTCCATTTCAGCACCAACGAAGTGGCGTCCATCGCCACCATTGTACCGTTATCGAGCAACACCAGTATTTGATTACGCGCTACGTCATAAAACGTTTGCATCGGTGTTACGCCGCTTGCGGGCGTGTAGATAACATTGCGCGCAACGTCAACCTCATTGCCCACACCTGACGACCCGACATAGCCAGCCCGGAATTCCTCAACCCCGGCAGCCGTCGTAAGGTATAGGTTAGTTACGCCGTTGTCGGCTGCCCCAACCGTGATGCACCGAACCGCGCCGCTAAGGTGTTCATCAGCGCCCCAAGCGTATTGCAGGGCATTGCCACGCACCAACAGCGCACCAATGCTGTACGGCGCGACTGTGGCAGCACCTACAACGAAGTAGTCGCGGAAACCGTTATTCAGGACCGAATACGATATGCAAGTCTGCCAGTCGGCAAACGAATAGGGCGTGTTGTCGTCGGTGAAACCTTCCCCGAACGTCGCCAGCGTCTTACCGTTTGACAGGTCATGCAACCGCTTGATATGTGGACTGGTTCCGGCTTGCCCGACTGCCAGCGACAGTGCGGGTATAAAGGTCATTTGGGTGTCGCGTAGCACGTCAGCCGATGGCGTCGGGCCACCGTCCGAATACTCGGTATCGAGCAAGCGCAAACCCGAAGACTGTACCTTGCTCGACAGACGCGCCTTGTCGATTTCCAGCCCGCCAGCCGTGTAGCGGGTCCGGTAGAGCGCATCAACTTCCGGGCGGTATTCGGACGTTAGACCGTCGCTCATGCTACGGTAAAAAATATCCCCGCCAACGTTGTTATCGTCGCTTTCCACAACGTCGATAAGTTCAACCGTAATGGCTGGAATACGGTTTCCGTAGTCGGTTAGATTGAAGTCAAGAAACCGCCCGACCATAAGGCCGCGATAGTGCATTCCCCGGAATACTTCGCCCTGGGTTTCGTTGCCATCGAAAAACGTAAAGCCAGCCAAACCCACAATCCCGCCCGGACGCGGGTTCGGGGGAATGTCCGTAATCTGGCCAGTGCTTTCGGTGTACTGCCGGACGGCTAGCGGCTTGTCGAAGTAGCCGACCCAGACCCCGGTAGTCGGCGCGAGAATTGGCGCAACATAGGCCTTAGCCCGGTCCCAAATAAGCTTGTCATTTGCCCATATCTTGTTGACGATTACCTTAGCGCCAGGCTTGGCTACGCTTTCCCCGAATGACACAACGAAGTCAGCGAAATATTGCCAAGTACCAGGGTCTACCGTTTCAATACGGTCTGTCTTATAGCCAATTAACGGGTTAAACAGTCCGTTCTTAAACAGACTGCTTTCCATGTTTTTGAGCCGGGCATAGAACTCTAGTTTATGGTCGAAGCCTTCGCTAAAAGTAGTCGCCATATTATTCGGGTCCGGTGTCATCTAGGTAAACGGGAACTGTAATTTCTGTAACAGTTACCTTGTACCCAATCAACACCGGAGTAAGGTCGGTTGCATCAATTACGTTCCCGGCAACCGCGCGCCGTCCTGCACTTATCGGAATACTAATTCCGTATGTCGAATAAGACTCTTTTCGTATGCCGGGGTTTTCCGGCGTCTGGGGTTGTTCCTCTTGCGGTATAGACGCGATATTGCTTATGTCGTAATTAACATCATTGGTACGCCGTATAATACGAACGTAACCCCTATCCCGAATGCTATACCGGTATTTAGGTGAAGCGATATATTGCCCGCTGCCAACGTGATAGCCTACCCCGCCATCTGGCATACGCTTGGTTTTCGGGTAGTGCTTATCTCTTGGCTGTCCCCATCTATCGACCATTCTATACCCCTAGCCCATCGTCACCCGGCACGTAGGGTTCACCCCTATAGTTCGCGATATTGTTGTAGCCCTTGCAAGCGGCTATCGTTCTAGGGCAACCGCGCGTAATGGTCCCCGTATCGCCCGGTTCCATCTGGTAAGGTGGCCTAAACAACAGTTGCACCAGGCCCGCAGCATTGCCCGCGACCCTTGACGAAGTGCCCTTGTTCCTGCCGGTCAACCAAGTGACTGTACCGAGCGTGTAAAGGTTCGCCGCCTCGCTGGCCAGGGCAGCCGCCGTAAAGGTCTGGGTAGTGCCGGACGCGCTGACAGCAAACGCCACCGTATAAGGTGCCAGATTAACCTTGCACCGGTCGTCACCGAAGATCGCCCGACACTGTGGGCTGTATCGCTCGGTCAGTACCCGGTTAACGCGAGACACGCCACCAACCAGCGACATAATCCCAATCTGGGTATTCGGTAGCTGGGTGGTCGATACGTTACCTTTGAACAGGTCTAGTACACCGGCTGCCGTGTCGGTGTACTGGATAATTTGAAGCGTAACCGGGGCTTCGTCAAATAGCCCGCGCATTACGTCTTGATAGGAAATGGTGTCTGGGTTTAGCAGCACCGTAACGTCTAGGTCGGAACCGGCGCTATTGATAGCCGATTGGACCGCCGTCGCTTCAAACGAGTTGTTAGACTGGTAGATATCGCCGTTAAACGGAATATCCTTATCGTGATCGGTAAACCGAAACACTTCGCCGTCTTTACGGGTAATCGACCACAACCGGCAAAGCTGGGTTAGGTTCTGCGCAATGTTGCTGTTAAATTCGGGCGATACCGGGCGCATTAGATTAGCTCGATAATCTGAATGGCCGGGATGCTGCCAGCTTCCAAGGTTTCTAGTTGAACGTTCAACTGGTCAACGTCAAAGCGTACCGGCAAATCAAATTCAAAGCTGGCCATGACGTTTACACCTGGGTCTGATGGGAAAATCAATTGTCCATCGTCACCCAAGGTAAATGCGGTTGTTGCCACGTAATCAACATACACCTTAAGGGTGTCCGCAATCGGCTTATTGATTAGCCGGATATATGGTTCCACGCCATCGGTGTATTGGCGTACCAATTGACGGCGCAGGGGTTGACCGGCAATAGTGCCCACAGGACCATTGACAACCTTATAATCGAGCCAGTCACGGAAACGGAAACCGCGCGCTCGACCCCGCCGCGCATGGAAGAATGCGTAGACGGCTTCAATGTCGCTGCGTTTCTGGATACCGTAACCGACGTTGTACGTTCCCCGAACAACTTCCCAATCTTGGTTCCGCTGTTCCTTACCGGACGCCATGGTTATAACGGTCGTCTTGAACATGGGACCGCCCATCGTTCCCCGCTCAATGTCTTCCGGCAATCGTACGTCGTCAAAATCGTTAGCCATGTGTTAACCTGTAAACGAAGCCATCATTTCAGCGGCCATTTGATTGCGGGAAAGTCGGAAGCTATCGGCATCCGGTGTCTGTACGTTGAAAACGAACGTCGGGCCAGCCTGCCCGCCTTCGTTGCGCTGGGTCGCTGCCTCGCGCTGTTGCTTACGGGTCTGGACCGTGACCCGTTCGCCAGCATTGGCCCGGAAGCGCACAACGTTCCTGTCACCGCTGGGCGTGCCCCGGACCATGAAAGAGCCGCCTTGTGCGTAGCCCGGCAGGGTGGTGATAGACGACTTGGCCGACCCGGCAGCGGGGGCTTTCGGTACGGCAGTAAACGACCCCTTTGTACCGCCCGGTTCCTTGGCCAAGGCGTTATAATTCGACTGGTTCGCCGCAGCCCGAGCCGCTGACATGCGTTGATAGGATCGCGTAATATTGTCGTTGGCCGCGACCACCTTACTTGCTGCGCTCTGCGTCTTGCTGGCAAAATCACTAACAGCCGTGCCAGCCGCCTTGCTTTCCGATGCAACGCCCTTAAGTGTCGTCTTTAAGGCTTCACCAGGGGGCTTGCCCGCTGCCAGACTTTCACCCATTCCAAGGGCTTGCTTGGCCATGTCTTCGACAGGCTTAAGAGCCGCAGACAGGACGTTGTTAAAGTTATCCCATTGCCCGGTTAGCTGTAGAATGATCGCGCCAGCGGTAAGGATCGCCGCAGCGAGTGCCACCCATGGGAGCACAAGCGCAGCCGTGGCGATGGCAGCCGGTATCATGGCCGCAGTCATGCCCACAACGGCGGTGGTAATGGCTATCAGGGACGCGCCGACGCTGACCAGGGCGGATACACCCCAAGCGGCCAGGAACAGCGCCACCAGGGGGACCACAATGTTAAGGTTGTCGCCGATTGCCATAATGGCCGTAGCAACTAGGCCAGCCATGCCTTGCGTGTTTGTCGTCCATGCAATCCACTTGTTGTTAAGGACCGTCAAAGCCTGTTCAATTGTGGGCACGGTACGCGCAAACGCTTCGTCTACGCCAGCGGCCATGTTCGCGAACGCCTCGCGCAATACTTCGGTAGTAATCTGGCCTTCCGTTGATAGGGCCTTAAGGTTATCCACGTTCGTACCGAGCACGTCGGCAATGGCCTGTAGTGCTTCACGCGGTAGGTTTTCCGATAGGCTTCGGAATTCATCGCCCATCAACCGGCCTGACGTTAGCGCCTGACCGAGTTGGACGACAATGGAGTTGACTTCACCGGAAGTACGGCCAGCCGTCAACAGTGACTTGTTGAGGGTTTCGACAAACCGCAGTACTTCCGGGTCGCTGGCGTCCTGCATCGCCTTAGAGAAACGCACAAAGCCGTCTGTGGTGGCCTCGACCCCAGAACGGGTACGGTTGGCCACGTCAAACAGTTGCGCCTGTACGGTAGTCTGCCGTTCAATGTCCGAAGTAAGCCCGCGAAGCTTATTCTGGATATTGGTCATGGCATCGCTGGCTTGCATCCACTCGCGGACGGCAAAGATGGCGCTAAAACCACCAACCAGGCCCGACAGGCTAGACCCTAGCCCCGCCGTGTTCTTACGCAGGTTGATCGTGGCACCGTCAACCTGTTTAAGTGATGTGGCAAACTTACGGGTTTCGGCACCGGCACTGGTTAGTTCGCTCTTGAACTTACGTACTTCCGAAGACGCTTGACGGAAACCGGCAACCGCGCTAAAAGAACGTAATTCCTGCTTTAGCAGTGCCAAATCGTTATGGCTTTCATTGGCTGCCCTGCCAATGTCGCGTATGCGCGTAGCGATATCCGCGCTGATATTACCGGATATCGTAATAACGATTTTTTCGTCGGCCATTACTTACCCCGGAACCATTTACGCTTTCTAAGCGTGTCCCTGCCCACAAGCAAAGACGCCTCGACAAATCCGCCAGGATGCTGGGCCGAACTGCCGTCATTCAAGTATTTAATATGCCCCGCTGCGTTGGAAATTACTAGCGGTGATGATGCTGGCGCAGCCTCAAAGATAGCTCGGGCTCGGGCGATTGCTTCGGACGCGCTAGCGCCCCTGGACGACCCCGCCAGACCCGGCACGATAGGCCCAATGGCGTCGGGAATGTTCCCGCCTGTGGAGCCCTGCCAGTTGGACAAAGCTTCGGACGTGTCAACCGGGGTAACGTTGACCAAATAGGTAACGACAGCCAAGGCCGTTTCGGTCTTGGCTGCCTTCATTTCGTCGTCAATCTTACCGGCTAGTCTATCCAGTCTTGCGGCCAGGCTTTTTAGTGTTCCCATTCGTCTTGTCCTTAGCCCGTTTCTCTAGCACGGCATTGTCTACCAGTTCCAAGATTTCAATCAACCAATCGGCTTGGTCCGTATTGAACTTATAAAACTCTGCATACCTTGCCATGGCAGACCATGGTATATGGGAATTATAGTCTGCCCGTTCGCCCTCTAGCCGTAGATAAGCCTGATAATATAGTTTCCATTGTTCCGGCACCTTAACGACAGATAGTTTATGGGCTTCTAAAAACTCGGTATCGCCCGCCTGTCTAGCTTGTCTTAGGGCAGCGGTAAGGTGCCGATTACTGCCATAGGCAGCAAGTACCGCGCCCTTGACTATTCCGATACTTTAACCAGCGCCGCGTTACGGTAGTTGGTCATCTTCTGGGCTTCGCGCACCAAGGTACGGTAAAGGTCCGGTAGATCGTTCAACAACGCGGTAGCATTCTCTTTGCTGTACCGGATTTCTACACCGGTAGCGTCTTGCAGGTTCCGCCATTCAACCAGCACGGTATCCACAAACAGACGCATCATATGGGGCCGCGCCTGGGCATCGGTCAAAATATCAAGCTCGATATCGCGGCCAAGCTCTTTCTGTAGGGCTTCCAAGCCTTTCAGATATGCCGGGTTCGTATCGGCCATGCGCGCCAGCTTGAAGCCCGGCACCGTCTTGTCATCGTTCGGTGGAAAGTCGAACCAGCGCCCCGACACTTCCATATTGCTGTCAGTCTGAAACGCGCCATAAATACCGTTCATTGTCTTCGTACTCCGTTAATGAATTAGGGGCCGGGATAACCCGACCCCTTTCTAGCAGTTGCCCTAGATCGCGTCTAGTTCTTAGTACTCGGTGTTTGGCACCGGATGGGCGATTGTGGGCAGGAACGGGAAACTGGTGTATAGCAACGTATAACCGTTGGCGTTTTCCGCGCCCATCTGTTCAAGTTCCAATGTCACCGGTTCGCCGGGTTCCACTTCCAGATTACCACCGTTGAGGGTCAGCAACGGGATATCGTACACGAACCCGGCGTTATTGGCAGCGGCGATAATGTCGTAAGTCACGTCGGCGTTGTTACGGATAGCCCGGATTGCCAGCACCGAGCTAAAGATTACCGTAGCTTCGCCGCCAACATCGAAGTTGCCGACTGACACGTCAATTGACCCCATGGTGCCAATTGCCTTGACCGGGGTAACGTTGTTGGCAATGGTCAACGTTCCTTCCGTCATATAGGCGAATAGCGAACTGGGCCGCGACGTGCTGGGGTCCAGAATGGACATGCGGTTGCGGACGATATTAGAAGACGTGTTAATTGCGTCTTCGCCAGGTGCCGGAACGAATGGGCCGGGCTTACGACCTTCCGCCCCGGTACGGGTTTCGTGATCGGCTGACACGAAAGTAACGTCAACATTGAGCTTGTCAGCCAGTGGAACGTTAAGGGTAAGTTCGTTGGCTACCGAGCGGGTCAGATATTCCGACTGTACGCCGTCCGTATCCTTCCCCAGAGTACGTTCAAACTCATAGTAACGGGTAGTGATAAGTTCCGGGTCTTTCTCGTTCCGCAGGGTGTCGCCGGTAAACAGGTAAATCGTCTTACCGGTTGCCGCTTCGGCCTGTGGTAGCCAGGTGGTTTTGTCAAACAGAATTGTCTGGTCAACGATGGACGCGACACGCGCAAAACCGGCGTTGTTGGTGAAGCGGTTAGCCAGCACGTCGCCACCCAGATACACCCATTCACCGACGATAAGGCCGGTTTCTAGGAAGCTGTAGCCGGTGCCACCGGTAAGGGTAGCAGCGCCGAACGACAGGTTAGCGCCAGCTTCGGCAGTCAACACCAGATTAGAGCCGGTGCCCTTGACCGCAGCCGTCAACGTGACGACGTTATCGGTGGCGCTTGCCGTGGCCAGGCGCGATGCTTCAATGCCCACAACGTCGCCGTTGATTGCGGCAGCAAAGTTGGTGGCCGTGGCGTCGTTGTCGGCACCAATCGGGATTTCCCCGAGTTCGGCACCAAAGGTATATTCCTCACCACCGATATTGATTGTGTCGCCATCGGCTGCGTTACCGACTGCCACAGTCAGGGCACCAGTGGCGGCTGTTGGCGCAGCGGCAGACAGAACCAGGGACGGCAGGCCACCGACCATAACGATGGCGGCACCGGCAGCGGCAAGTTGCCAGCCGATTGATTGCACGTTGGCACCGTCCGGCGCGTCTTCGTCGGCCAGGGCCTTATCCAGCGTCAAGGCGGCATCGGTAACAGCCGAAATGCGTGCAACACCGTTGTTGGTCGAGTTGGCAAACCCGCTAACTAGAACAAGCTGGTTCACGCGGAACTTGGCCAGGCCTTCGGCTGCCGTGATTGTATCATCAGCCGCAACAGCGCCGGTGATAATCGTGGCCGTACCGTTCATGGGTTCGGTTGTCGCCTTTTCGTGAACGTCGGCGAAAAAGAAACCCTGATAGAGCCGGTTAAGGGCCGTCTGGGTCTTGTCCTGATTGAACCCGCCACTGGCATCAAGGTCAACCGGCGTGCCTTTCTTGCGCTGACGGCTGGCGTTGATCGGCGTACGGGCCATGGTCGTAAGCGAACCGCCGAAATCGCTATAGCTGTTCGGCTCTAGTTCGTACCACGTCGGCGCGTAGCCGTCGTCTTCCACCGTGGGCAGTCGTCCGCAGATCGTTTCTGCGAAGGAAAGGCCAGTGGCGTTACTATCAATTTTGCGCGGTTCACAGTTATCGGCCATGGCCTAACCCCTATCCTATTTCGTCATATTCATATTCGGCAATGACGTTACGCCGTATGTACTTCGGTTCTTCGTTGGCGTCCTGCACCCGAACGTTACGAAACTGTATTCCACCCGCGAAGCAATGGCCACGGAAAATATTGCGTGCGACGATTGCTAACCGCCGCGCATATTCCGCCGCTTCCGCCGCGTTCTCGCTACCCTTAAAGGCGAATACCTGAATAATGATATTACCTTGCACGGTATAGCGTTGACCGTTCTCGCCATCCCGTAAGCTGGATTGTCCTTCGATCACCGGGAGCATGGAAAACCGGCAAAAGTGGCCGCTTGGGATTGCGCCCTTTTCCAAACCCTTAAACCGGATTTCTGGCACCGTGCCCACAATAGCCGGGGTTCCCGCGTCCCATCCTGCAATGAATTCGTCGGTAATGGTCGTATAAGCCGCTTCCGAAGTCGTTGGCATTACCGTATGAACCTCAGAAAATACAGGATCGTTTGGCCGTTCGGGCCTAATAGCTCGATACCGTTCTTTGCATCGAGCGTTAGTTCTTCCTCACCACGCAAAACCGTATCTACCAAGGCCGGGGTAAACGAAACGGCTGGCATGAGTGCGCGCATTCCGCCCATGGGAATTTCGGTATCCGATAGCAGCGTAAGGAAGCTGGCCAGGCCATCGCGCTTGTTCGGTAAGAATAGCATGTTGACCGTATGCAATGCCGGGGCGGTGGAAACGGGTTTGGCCGGTGTACCACCAACGATACCCGGTTGCTTCCATGTGACAGACTGCCCTTTCTGGGCAATCATTCTTGCGGCCATTGCTATTGCACGATCATATTCGCCCATGGCTACACCCGATAAACACGGAAGCCGGTCACAGTACGCAGGTATGGCGCAAGTAGAGCGTCAACCGCTGGCATACTATCGGAACCCCAAGCCGAACCGGCCATTGCGCCCATCATAGCCGGGGTCGCATACTCGGTTTCTAGCACGTCCACCTTTTCGCGGATAATGGGAAGGACGCCACCGACAATAGGGCTGTCCAACTCAATACCGGCGTTAAGGGCTATAACAAGCTGCACCTGGGCAGCGGCAATGTCAGCGGGTACGGCATCAACCGCCAGGTAGTCGGTGTTGCCATCAATATACACACCGGTACGGGGCCATTGCATCGTTGTTCCGGGGTAGGTCTGCAACCCCTTATATTGGCCGCGCAACCCGTTAAGGTAGTCGCTCGACCGGATTAGCCAAGCCTCAACCGTGTCCGGGGTTGTGGGCAAGACAATACCACGGTTGGCCGCATACGTGATGGCATCGGCAACACTAATATACGAATTAGCGCCAACAACGCCCGTACCGTCTTCAACCGTGATATTGATAGCCATAGTTATTGACCCTTATGCCCAAGTGCCGCCAGTTACGACGCCATCAACCACGGTTGGGGTAAACGAACCACCAGTGCCGACAATGGCAACGCCATCGGTGATAATGGCTTGGTCGGAACCCAGCGTTGAACCGGCATCAAGCACCGGGTAGGTTTCCGCGTCTGCGTACGCGGTTGGGATTGTACCGGCAACGTAGTCGGTGGCTTCCGGTTCGCCACCAGTGTAATTGCCACCGATGGCGCTGCGTACGAAGACCGAATAACGGCCATCGTTCTGTAGTGCGTCAACGTCGGCCAGTTCGGCGATAGTCGGGATTGGCCCGGCAGTGAAGTACAGAACTTTGGAAGGCGTGAACATGGCTACTCCTAGTTATTGGGGTTCCAACCACCGGTAGCGGGCGGGCCACCAACGGCAGGGGTTGCGGGCGGGGTTGCGGACGCTTGGGTTGCCGGTGTTTCAGGCGCGGGCGGGCCACCAACGGCAGCCGGGGCGGTGTCTGGTGCGGCCGGTTCCCTGGGCTTGCCGCGACGGCTGCCGGGGCCGCTCGGGGCGTTGTCGTGCGCCTTGGGGCCAGTGCCCACAGGTCGAGCCTTACCGGCCTTGTCGGCGGCTGCAATATCCTTGTCCAGCTTGTCAACGTCGGCCTTGCTGGTGACGGTTGTATAGGCTTCGGAATAGTTGCCGGGGATTGTCTCAACGTCCAGCGCCGCCACGCCATCTGCGTGTTCGACTGCACCGGCTGCCGACTGACTGCCGTTGCGGAACCCGATATTGTTGGACAGCTTATAGGCCAGTTCGGTTTCGTCATCCGATGGCACTACACCGGCAGTAAAGAACAGAATACGAGTGTCACGACGCATCATTTTGTTGTCATCCCTTGGGTTTAAGAAAAGGCGGGGAAACCGTTATGGCTACCCCGCCCTTGCAGGCTACCGGCTAAAGGTTGCCGCTTACTGCGTTAGGACCATCACACCGGCAAGGTCTTTATTGCTGGTGGAAATCTTATCCCAGTTGGCAGCCGACGCAATGGCCGCGTCGTTCGGCGAATGACCGCCGCTGGTCTTGTCCCAAGCGAAGCCCTTAACCGAAAGGTTATAGGTCCATTCAGACTGAATGGTGCGCTTGATATTCTCGCTACCGTTGCTGGTTTCGACATTCTGGTCGAAGTCGTTATTTTGCTCGACCATAATGCCACCGCTGACCAGACCAAGAGTCCGGTAAACGTCGGGGGTCGGCGTCACGTTGACCAGGGCCGGGCTATCGGTGATGATGATCGGACGACCGAAACCGTCTTGGCGAACATTGACCGTACCGAACGTGAACAGGCTTGCACCGTTCGCGAGTGCCGTACCCCAAATGTCAAACATGACCTTGGAATGGGCAATCCAAACACGGATTGCCTGCGACTGGTCGCCGAACTTGGCAGCACCACCCAGCAGGTCGCCGAAGTCGGCAGTACCGGTGGAAGCGTCGTTGGTGACGGCGGCAACGTTGGACAGGGCAGCAACACCGGCCATGATAGCCGTGTTCAACATGTCGGCCATCATATCCACGGCAAGCTGCTTGCCATAGATCACGCCGCCTTCTTCGGGGTTGCGCTGTATCCAGGTCCACCAAGCCGGGTCAACGCGAACAGGGGGCGTACCCGCTGCCACCTTGACCGACGTTTCGGTCAGCATGGAAAGTTCTTTCTCGGTCACGGCACCCGAGCCATAGACGTTACGACGGCGCACAAGGTCGGCAACCTTCGCGTAGAAAGTGCTGTCCGTGTAGTCGCCCACATTGGCCGCAGCCCGCAGGACGATGGCCCCGGCAGTGGCGGCGTTAAACAGGTCGATTTGCTGGCGCAAGACTTCCGTAGCAGCCGTATAGGTGAATTCGGTAAAGACTTCAAAATCGGAAAGGCCCATGGCCAGTTATCCCCTTAGTGTTGTTCAATGGCGATTAGCGAAGGCCGTTTAGCCGTTCGCCGCTTTAGCGGCAATTGCCGATTTGACATGCGCCAGCAAGTCGGAAGTGGGCGCGGCAGCCAGATCAACAGGTTTACCGTTATCACCAGGGTTAGCACCGCTAACCGAACCGGGGAGATTATTAGGGGTAGCACCGCTACCCCGCGCCTTGCTGCCGATGATAATAGACGAAAATTCCTTGTTGGCAACAAATTCTTCACCGAGTTTATCCAGCGTTAACTTGCTGTCCGGCTTACCGTCTGCACCAAGAATTTCTAGTACGGGTTCGTCGCCATCATAGTTGACTTGGAGCCGCTTACCGATTTCGCCACCCAGCAACTTCGGCACGGTAGAAATCTTGGCAGCCAAGGCTTCGGCCTTGCCACCCTTGATTTCCTTGTCAATGAAGCCGGTAAGCTTGGAAATCTTGCCATCGTATTCGGCGGTAAGATCGGCAACCGTCTTATCGTGGGCTTTCGTCAGGCGTGCAATATCCTTTTCGCCCTTACCCTGATTGCTGCGCAAAGAGGTAAGTTCGGTGTCCAGCCGTTCGGCTTCGGCTTCGGCTTCGTCGGCACGCTGTTTCTCGCGGTCCTTAGCACGCTTTAGCGCGCCGTCGTTTTCCGGTTCCGGCAGACCGTTAACGTCCAGAACGTATTCACCCGCCTTGTTGGGGTCTTCGACATACTCACCCTTTAGTTCGTCGGAAAGCTTGTCAAAAGCCGCCTTGGTCAACTTATATTTCAGCGCCATAGTTTAATTGTCCGTTCCGGTTTTAATCTGTTTAGTCTTAGATTTGTATTGCTCAAGCGTCAATGGTGCCGGTTCACTAAAACGGGGCAAATCGGCAGCCCGTAATTCGCCCTTCGCTAGCGCCCCATGCAACCGCCTTGGCAGGATATCCCGAGCAAACGGCACTGGCTGGGCGCTAACCCATGCGAAATAGGACGGCGGCAACACCAGGCGTTCCCCGACGAATACCGGGATTGTGGAAGACCGGCAACCATAGTGCGCCGGGGGTAGTGGTCCGCTACCGCGCCGATAGGTGCGCCCGTTGCGACCCCGGCAAATGTCAGTGGTTGCGCCGTCAATAACGCTGTTCCACATATAGTAATCCGTTAGCAGGCCATACGCCTTATCGCGCACCTGGGTAACGACTTGTTGCATGGTGGTAGCGATGGCCGACCCGAGCGCGTTACGCTGTTTGTTCAATACGCCATTGCGCCCGTTGAGGGCCTTAGTGCCCACAATGTACGCCAGGAAATCGCGCAACGATAGGTTGTCCGCAATACCGCCCTTGACGCGCCGGGATATGTCGGCATATGCCACGGCTGACAGGGCACCGAGCAAGCTTGCTATGGTGTCGCCGGTCGCGCCCATCGGTTCCTTGGATATCTGTTTCCATAGATCGCTTGCACCAGGCAGCGGCACAATGGCGTTGTCGTCGTCCGATAGCAGGGCCGGTGTTTCCTTGGCTTCGTAAACCAGCCAGTCGCTTAGGAATTGAATATACCGGCTAAGGGTGGCCGAATAGAACTTGGTCAGGATGGCTTTTAGCGTGCGCAGCAACGCCCTAATCTGGGCCTGTGTTAGTTCGCTTACGTCTTCCACGTCCAGCCCGAGAATGGCCGTACGAAGTTCCTTTTCCATGTCCGCAAAAGCTAGAAGGGCCAGCCGTTGCTGACCTTCCTTAAGCCCTTCCACGTAAACCTGTTGTCGCGTTATAACGTTGAACAGGTCTTGTGTACGGTTTGCCATCTAACTCACTCGGTTACGCTTACGGGGCTGACTGCGCCTTGGCCGCAGCCGCAGCTTCGGCAGCCCGAATTGCTTCGTCGGTCTCAAGGGCCATGCCTTCGGCATCGCGTGCCGCCTGGGTTTCGGCGTCGGCATCAATCTCGCTCTTGGCCTTCGCGTCGTCTTGGGTGGCCAGGCCACCGTGACGCAGCCTTGACCGCATTTCGGTAAAGCTGATTGCGCCAGCCTGCCAGGTGGCAATAACGGCCTTCTGGTCTTCCGGTGACAGGGTGTTAAGTTCAAATTCGGTGTTAAGCGTAAACTCGCCACCAGATACACCGACATACTTACCGGCCACACCGATGGCCCAAGTCATAGCTGCCGAAACGTTTTCCGCGCTCGATACCAGTGTAGACGTTTCGTTGTTGGCGTCTAGCTGGCTTTCGGTAGCCGTGCGCTGTACCGACTTCATTTCCACCAGCTTGGCCCCAAGGGCAACCATCTGGCGCTCCTTGTGGCTCATGCCCTCAAAGGCCATGGTGTTTTCATTGACTTGCAACAGTTCGGCGCTACCGCCAACGGGTAACGGGATACCGCCCCGGCTACCGAAATCAACGCGGCTGTTTAGAACCTCTTTGTACCAGTCAGCCGACAAACCGGCCAAGACCAGTGTGGGCTGCCCGACAATAAAACAGGCTTCCTCATAGTCGGCACTGTTACGGTAATGCGCAATGTTCAAATCCGAAAGGTCAAACATAGGTGGTTCATCTATGTCTGGGTCGTTGTTTTCCGACCCGACAAACTGGAATGGGATTTCCGTTAGTGGCCTGCCGTTGTGGTCGAGCGGGTTGAACACCTTCCACGGTGCTGACGTATTGGTGCGCCAGATTTCGCAAATGTACTGGTTGTTAACCAGCTTAAGAACCCGCCATTGCGTACGCTTGGTTTGCTCAAACCCATCGTCCTTAACAACGTAGGGCTCTTTGATTACGACCAGGGTTAGAATTTCCTCAGCCCCGCGCGCCTCGATACGCCAGTTAATAATCTGTTCTGGCTTATAGTAGTTGATCGTTGGGCGAACACCGTTCTCCGCTAGCTGGGCCAAAGAAATGGCTTCCTCACTATCGGGGTAATCGACAAACAGACCGGCGCGACCCTTTGAGACAACCGGGCGGGAAAGAGCCTTGGCCAAGCCCACAATGCCGACCCCGGTTCCGGTCGCGTTGGCCTTCAAATTGGACAGTACGCCAGGCAACTTAATCACCGGCTCATGGTCAAACATTTGCCCGACCAGACCGCCAAGCGTGCGCCGGGTTACGTTGTAGAAAACCGCGCGTTCCTTGTACTGGTCATAACGGTTCAAGTTTTCCGTAGACAGGTCGGAAGGGCTGGGCTTGGGTAGGTAGAGCGTACCACGTTTCTTAACCGCGATAGACCCCGCCGTGCAATCGGTGATTAGCTGGTACATGGGCATAAAGGCCCGGATTTCCGGCAGGTGAAAATCAACGTTTGGCATGGCTGGTTTATGTCCCAAAGTGAACGTGAATGACTTGCGCCAGGTGGTTGCTTGCCTTTAGGCACCTATACCGGGTCATATCATATGGGTGATCTTCGGCGCTAGTGTCAACGTCGTCTAAATTGTCAGGGTCACGCGGTAAGACCGGAATGGTTGCGATGGACGCCCGGCAGTTATCCATGAAGTACAAGGCCGGGTTTTCGTGATACTTGGCCGCGTCCAGTCGTTCGCGCATTAGCTCAAGACCAATAGCGCGCGTGCCAGGTGCCTTGTCTGATTTCTCCCAACGTACGCCGACCTTAGCCATTTTCTTTTCCAGCGTGTCGGTATCGCTTTCGTTGACGTTGGAAATCTGGTTATCGGCTGGGCCGGGCGATGGCTGTTTAGTAATCCAGCCTTCCGACATAAGCCGGATTTCCATTTCCTTGACAGCTTCGGCCAGCTTTGTGGAAGACCATTTAACGCCTTGGTTAGCGCCGATCTTGGTAGACCCGTATAGCTCCGCAATTTGTATAAGCGTGCCCTTGGGCGGGCAAAAGACTCGCTCCCGACCTAGCGCCGGGTCGAAAAAGGTGGCTTCGGTGCCGTCCGCTTCCGCCCACCAGCCCACAGAAAACGGATGGGAAGAACCCCAGTCAAGGGACCGGTCAACCCGCCAGCTATGCGGAACACGGAAGCGGGGCAGGACATGTAGGTTCTTATTCCATACGTCATCAAACGCACCACCAGCGACGATATCCCAGTCCCCATGTATCCAGGCCCGAATAATGTTATCGTCTGTCTGTTCGTATAGACCGGCAATGTACTGTGGCGACAGATAGGGGTTTTCCGTAAATGATCCAAAAATGGTCATTTGTGTACGGGTTATGGTTTCCTCTTTCTTAGTCTTCGGGTTCGTAATCGTCCGCTCTTTGGTGGTGATAACACCATAGGGCGCAACGTCTATAAACTCCGCCTTAACCCAGTTGTGGCCAGGACCGTACGGGTTGGTCGTTGCCACGGTTTCCAGTGGAATATCTGGCAGCGGTTGACCGTCTTGGGTGATGTAATCCCCGACCATAAATTCACGACCAAGGTAATGCCGGTTGAGCGGCTGACCCGTAACCATGTCGGTTGCGTTGTTCCATTGGTCAACGTCCGACATATTGCCACCCATCAATTGACCGGTGAAACGCGGGGTATGCTTTACCGCGTCAAAGCCCGTACGATTGATCGAAAACATTTTGTGGAATAGTTTAATTGTCGGATATTTGGTTAGCTCGTTCCAACCGACGAAAGCATATTCGTGGCCATGGTAAGACCAGTAATCGTCTTCCTTTTTGGCCTGCCGGAACAACAGTTCTTCCCCGGTTTCCCATTTCCACCCGAGCGCCGATGTAGACGATAGGAAAGTTGCTGCCGGGCCACGCGCGTTGTAGAACAGGCGCTTACTCTTGACGATAAGGTCGTCAAGGTTCTTATACTCGCGGTCGAAGATAATGCCGCGCCAATAGCTGCCGTAACCCAGCCCGACGTTCTGCCGGTATCGCATAAGCTGGATTTCGGTTTTACCCCAGCCGCGCCCGCCCGTTAACAGTAGAACGTTAACGTTGGCTTCTAGGGCTATCTCTTGGGAGCTATCAGGTATATAAGCCCATTGCTGGGCATCAAGAGGCGGTAGATTTAGCACCTGATAACCTTGCCTGTTGTTCTACTGCCTTAAGCTGGAATGCGGCTTGGTCAGTGACGCGGGCTGGCACTACGTACACGCCCCGGTTGTCGTTTAAGATATTGTTGTTTACAACAGTGCCGTTGCCCTTACCAATCATCTGGCGCAGTTCGCCGTATAACCGATAAGCGTCTAAGCGCTCCCGCACTGACTTGGAATTGTCAATGGCCAGGTTATAGACTTCCCGCGCCGTCTGCTCGACTGTGGGCAAGGTCTCGGTTGGCGTGATACGGGATAGCCGGTCACGCTCCGCAATAACCAGAACATCGTTCGGCCATTGGTCGGCAATCTGGAAAATTAGAAAGCTGTTTTCCGGTTCGTTCGGCATAGTGAGCCGGGCCGCTTCAAACCGCCCTTGCGGACTATCCGGTTTGACAGCAAGAAACCCAGCAAACGCCAGCTTAAGGGCTGGGTCTGCTAGGCGCTCCCAAACGGATTGCGGTACTGAAATGGTCTGTTCCATGGGGCAGACATTAGCCTAGCCCACAAAGGCGGTCAACGTGCTACGGCTTCCAAGATTTGTTCAAGCAACGTTTCTACGCGGACCATGCGCGAGTTGTCGGCATATCGAGCGTCTTCCAACACCTTAACAGCGGTGCGGACGGCTGCCACGTCATAGCTCATTTGCGCCGCCTGGGTCGTGAAAACGCCCCAAGTGATACCCGTAGTTAGGATCACAGTAGCAATGGTGATAATGCCGCCGATAGTTAGTTTACGCTCAAGCGTAACAACGGGGGTGTTATTGTCTTCCATTACTTCCACCCGCAAGTGCGTTCGCCATAAAGGTTATGGGCTAGTATCTGGTCGTCTGTGGATGGTTGACCGTCACTCGGTGGCCCGAACACGTCAGCCGGGGAAGGGCGTATAACACGGAACCCGGCGCATGGGTCAAGGCTTGCGCATCCACTTGTCAAGGCGGTTGCGCTTAGTATCAGGGTCCATTGCAGAAACTTCCGCATCGACTTGCGCCCTTTGCTCGATAGCCCTAGAACGCGCCGCCTGGGCTGCCCGTTCCGTTTCTTTCCGCTGGTCGGTGCGCCCCTTGGTATAAAGCCCGCCCGCAGCCCCTAGAGTGGCCACCGCGATTAAGCCGCGCCACCCTAGAAACTTGTACGCGACCAAGCCCACACCGACAAGCGGCACGACCCAATAATAATCTAAAATGGTTCCAAAATTAATCATTTTGGAACAGGCCAAATGCGTTAAGTGCCGTCCGTACCCGGCTAGCGATTAGCTCCGCTTTCCAGACCAAGACGATAACGGCAACCACCGCCAGGCCAATCAACACCAGACGAATATAGGGGTCATCCGGCACGAATGCTGTAGCTCCCATTGCGCCGGTAGCGACGACGCCAGCCGCGCGCCCCATGTTGACCTTATCAGCGCCCTTTGGTGCGACTGGTACGACTTCCGTTACCGGGGCTGCCTTGGTCGCGGCTACCGGAACCGTGCCCATGTTGACAAGCATCCGGTGGATTGCAGCGCGCGTCTTCGGGCCGTCGTCACCGTCAACCTCGCCAGCGTAGATACCAAGCGACTTGGCCACCACCTGAAACGCCTTAAGGCCGTCCATGTTATAGGCGAAATCGAGCATGGCCAGGCCGATGGTAGAATACTTAATCAGTCGGTCCCCGTAGCCGTTAAGGCCACCGTTAATGCGCTTGGTAATCATTTCGGTATTGCCGTTGTCGGCAAACGTATTGAGGTTGCGGGTAGACCAATACCAAATAGGGGCCAGGCCTTCCCATGGGTCTTGCAAGATGGCATCAGGGTTCTGTTCAAAGTCTGGGCAGTCGATACCCAGTGACCGTACCCATTTGGTAAACTCGCGGTAATTCGCGCGCCCGGTAATCTGGATACAGGTACGACCACGGAACATATAGGCTTCGCCATCTACCGCCGTAGAGTGGCCAAGGTCTTTCCGGTCTTCGTAACGCTTCTGCGCTGCCGTGCCACCGTTCTTACCCCATACTTCCACGTCATGTACGAACCCGCCGCTTTCATGGGCAAGTTGACAAGCGTATTGCGCGAACCTGTGGGGTTGATCTAGCCCCAACCTATCGCCGTATTCGTTAAGGGAAAGGATTACCGAAGCTACGTTAGCCCGAGCCTTGGCACCGGGGGCCGTTACCGGCTTCAACATATCTGTTGTGAATTGCATAAATCGGCCTCGCGTTAGAGCCCGACCATAAGCCCACAATGGGCAAAAGAAAAGGGGCCAGGTTGCGGCACCCGACCCCTTTCCGTGGCCACCCGCGTAAGCGGGTAACTATTTATTCGGCAGCAGTACCGGCAGGCTCGGTGCCAGCGGGAGTACCGGCAACAGTGCCGACTTCACCGGTAGCCGTACCCGAGCCAGCCGGGGCGTTCGCTTCGCCCTTTGACTTGCGGGGCGCGCGGGTCTTGCGTTCGTCCAGTGGACGGCGGTACAGGCCCGTACCGGCAACGCCAGCGTAGGCGTCGGGGTTCGGCGTGCCATCGGCGTTGACGCCCTGGAAACCAGCGGCCTTGCCATCAGGCAGGCTACGGCTGGTAAAGTACTTGTCCTTGTTCTTGGCATTGCGGTCGGCCATCATGCTACCGAACTGCTTCGACAGCTTCTTGATATGGTCGTCTGCCGACACACCGGCTGCCGGTGCAGTTGCCGGAATGAACATGGCCTGCCCGATTTCCAGGCTATCAAGCTGGGGATACTTGGGTTTCTGGCCACCGCCCTTGGGGGGCGTACGGTTGATCTTCGGCGGCACGACGTTGGCAATGGCGAAGGAAACGGGAGCCGCGTTATTGGCGGCAGCCGCGTTGCTGGCAGTGGCTTCGGTGTTGGTAGTCATGGGTGGAAGGGCTTTCTTGCCGTTATCGGTAAGCTGGGCAGCGGCATTGCCGTTTGCGTCCAGCATACTTGTGTTGACGATTGCCAGCCCGTTTGCGACCAAGTGACCGGCTTCCGCCGAACTGACAAAACGGAAACTACCCGAATTTGTCGCCGTGTCAATCTCCCGCATAACGGAAATATCGGCTTCCGATGGCGTGAATGCGGCAGGCTGGGCAGTTGGCTGGGTTGCGGGGGCAGGCTGTGCGTTTTTGGCTTTCGGTGCCATGGTTCTTAGTCTCCTATTTTCGTTTAGCGGTTATCGCTGGGTTATCTAATGGACGATGGGTATATATGTCAACGCGGCTAAGGCGTAATAGTTACCGCGAAATCACGATATCCAAAAGACGATACAAAAGCCAAGGCAGGCCACGGTAAAGAGCGCCAGCGCCCAATTCACCAGGTCCACCGGCATATGGGTAACGAATGCCGGGGGTGTCTTGATATAACGGTCTGTGTTGTTCAACATTTCGGTGTCTCCCTTGTTGCCGGTCATCCGGTGAATTGATATTCTCATAGCCCACAGGTGGCCGCAACGGAACGTTATTCGTATGGTTGCGATTTCCTTAACTCCGCTGGCTTACGGATCAAGCGACCTAGCTTATCCTTTATGTACTGCCGGGCTTTCAGGCATTGCGAACAGGGCTTGATACCGCCGCGAGTAATCCGCACTTGGTTCCATCCTTTCACTAAGGTACGCCGCCCGGTAACGCTTTACCCGGCGTCTAATCGTCGGTGATATGGGGCTATAATTAAACAGCCCCATCGGTGGAGTGTTGCCCGGTCCCCATTCGATTTGATCGAGTGCCCGCACTAGCCTATCACTGAATACGATACGTTCCCGGTCACGTTCTCGCGCCCGGCGTACCTGCCGACTGTTGCCGGTGTTGTTGAGCACCTTAACCAAGTGTGGCGACTTCCCCCGCCACGCTAGGTAAGCATCGCTTGTACGTATCGCGCGGTCTTCCGCGTACGTGGTCAATTTACCCGGCCTTCCACGAACCGCTGATACATGCCCGATTGCAGGTCCCATTTGCGTTGACACTTGGCCAGGAACTCACCAACGGTAATAGTATTCCACGCGATAACCGCGTTGTTGGCATACATTACGGTCAGGTCCAGCCCGCCGACCATGTTACCGTACAGGGCGGCGTTAAAATGAACTGTGGGTATTAGGGTTGGCAAGAGGTTCCTACCGATCATCGCAAAGTCTCCCATTCTTCGGCCTTACGCCGGGCTGTGTTGTTGTCGTCCAGATTGCGGTACGTCTGTAGCGTACCCTTGGCGGCGACGATAAGTTGGTCACGGTCCGCTTGTAACCTAGCAACGTTAAACTCCGCAATGCGCAGTTCTTCGCGCAACTTATATACCGTTGCGTCAGCCGCGTTCATATCCTCGCGGTTCTTATTGAGGGTTGCAACCTGTGACGCATACAGGTCGCGGAACATGGTTAGCATGTCCATCGCTTATGACTCCCATTCCATGATTTCATTAATTACGTCTTCTTCGTCAAGCTGGGCCGTCCAGCGGGCGCGCTCTGCACCCTCTACCCGCTTGTTCTCGACATGCGATATATACCAGTACTCGACACCCCACATGGTGCCGCCCCGCCCGTTATCAACTTCGCCCATTCGATATTCAATATCGAACTTGTATTCGCTGCCGTCGATTTCTGTGGTGTATTCCATGGGGGTAACTCCTGTCTGGTGTTACCCCCTTATTAAAGGTCATCCGTAGCCGTGTCAACAGCTAATTGTTATCGGCTGCCTGTTTATCGCTAATGCGATACGCCACCACGTCGGCGTTGCTCGGTCGTCCAGTGTTCTGCCAATTAACGGTAGCCGCCTGCACGCCGATTAAGTCGGGCACTCGACCCCCGGCAGTCGGTTTACGAAAACGAACGTCAACCAGAACGTAAGGCTCAACGTTGGGGATACCAACGCCGTGCCACCCGGTCCAGGGTGCTTCTTGCTTGGCCATCACAACGGTAATATCGCCGCGCCGTAGCGCCTCGATAGTTTCCACTTCGTCGGCAGTCAGGCTACCGTAGGCCTTGGCCTGTTCGCCGAATGGGTTGTTAACCGGGTCGCCGCCATATGCAATCTCGCCAATCTGGATATACTCAAACTTGGCCAACTTTTCCACCGCGTCGGCGATACGTTCCAGGTTGATTAGCGCCCCGCCGACCAGTACGACCAATGGCCCCAAGGTTTCTTTAGGGTCGGTCGTACCGCCTTCATGTTCCGTAATCAGAACATCGGCCAACATGCCCAATGCGTCGTCAATGTCGTTCCGTCCAGTCATAGCCCCGTCCCTGTCAAATAGAGTTTGATTGCGTTAGCCGCTTCCAACCAGGTGTAGCAGACGACACACTTGTAGCCTTGCGCCGTTTGATAGTCTAGGAACTCTTTCTGTAACGGGTCAACGCCGCCCGTATCCCATGGCCCATCACCGTTTGGCCCGCGCTTGAGCTTGGCCGCTGGCTTTTTCATTTCGATAATAAGGCCATGGTAATGCTTAGGCGCGCCGCCCTGGTCTAACGGGGTATAGTCAGTTCGGGGCGCTAGCAACATCACGTCACTAACCCCCTCGCGCAACCCTTCCGCCTTCATACGACCACCGCGTATTGCCCGGCTCTTAGCGTCGTCGCCAAACACCGCCCCGTTAGGGACAGCGAACAGCCATCTTAGTTCCGGGGCGTTAACGACGTTCAAAGCCGCCCATGCGAACAGCGCCACCTGTTGCGAGTGTTCGCTATCCTTAGCGTACTTTGCGGGGTCCATTAGTCTTGTTCCCTATAGGTCAATAGGGTCTGGGCAATAACGCCTAGATGGCCATAGAACAGCCTTGCCGCTTCCACGGTAAGCTTGTCGGCTACTTCGGCCAGGGCGCGTTCTGTACTGGTATCCGATAGCGGTGTTGCGTAGGTGCCCATATGCGCGAAATGCAGCGCCGTAGCATAATCGACCCCGAACACCTTGGCGCAGTTATAGACCGGCGTAGTGTTGCCCGGCTCGGTCCAACCATCCTTACCGGCAAACCAAAGGCGGTCATGCTCAAGGCTAAAGGATCGGTAAGGTAGGTTCGAGACTCCTAAGTCGTAACCGGATACGAACCAGCCAGGTAGGTAGCCGTAGCCCGGATTACCGATGTAGTGCGCCGGTTCGTCAACCATGATGGTCCGGTACTTTAGTTCGCCCCGGTAGTTGAGATACCAGAACCGCGCCGTATATCCGCCCGTAGTAATCATGTCTGTTAATCCTCTAGTTCGCCTAGCCGCTCCCGGCCTTCCCGCGTGATCGTCAGATTACCATAAGTGGTACTATAAACAAAGCCGTCTTCAACGGCTTTGGTCAGCACCTGGGGGTTAACTTCGGATGAATGCTTAATGGTGTAGTCGGCCAGTCCGCGCAACAACCGGTATTCCGGTGTACTTATTACAGGTGCCATGGCCGGTTACTCGTTATGGGCCTTGGCCGATACCGTAGCCCCAAGCATTTTGTCAACGTCGGAACGCAAGCCGGGGCGCTGCACGTCGCCCATAATCAAGGTTTCCATGTACTTGAACGAATGCGCCAGATAGACAGCATGGCCATCCGGCAAGGTCATCTTGCAGGCTTCGCCCTTGAACCCGCGTTCGTTGACTGGGGTAATCATCAGACCAGGCCCAACGAACACCATGGCCGTTACAGTCTTGGCCTCGCGCTCATGCGGACCACCGGGTAGAACATCAACCTTAATAAACATCACGTTCCCTTTCTTCGCGCTTTCGATCTATTGCAGCCCACAAATAGCGCCGTGCTGCCATGCCTGCCATTCGTGCCGCGTCCTGGGCATCAACGGATTGCATGGGGGCGTAGCGGAATACCTGCGTATATTTATGGGCTATATATTGCGCCGTTTGGAAGTCCCTAGCCTTGGCTTCTATCGCGTCAAGAGTCAATCCGCGCATTTAGTCGTCTTTCATGTCTACTGGCTGAAGCGTTTTACCGAACACGTTAAACATGGCTTCCATAATTTGCAACTCGGGGACCGTTCTAGTCCGGGCGTTGTCAAACGTCGTTGTAGACATGCCGACCCGCTTACACAGTTCGCCCCTCGATATCTGGTGTTCGTTCATAAGGGCGATAATCATTCTAAACAACGGATGGCTATGCGGGGCTTTCTTGATCGGCCTAAAGCGTAGCGAGTACGGCTTACGGGGCTTGCGTGGCAGGGCAACGTTAGCCTCTCCCGCCTGCGCCCGCCGCCGTTTCTCCGCAGCCCGCAGCCGACCTATGCGCCCGGCTACCGAATTCTTGCTAACGCCTAGCACTTCGGCCATTTCAACATAGGAATAGACCTTGGCCGCGTATAGCTCCCGCAGTTTTGCAGTCCGTTCCGCTGGCCAGGCTTTCCGGCCTAGCCTTCCCTTACTTCGGTCCATAGGGATACCGAACGGCAGGGCCAGGACGTGACAGGGTACGCGACAGCCCGGCGCTTAGTGGCTCGGTCGGCGTCATGGACGTGTCAACATGTGGGTTCGGCTTTACCGTGCTGGTTGCCGTACGCTTGGGCGGGTTCAACTTGGAATAGTGCGCAATGTTGGCCACCTTGCCGGTCACAACGACCCGCGCAATATCACGAATGATTTTCCGCGTAGCCTTATCGGTCGCTGGCAACTGTTGCATTTCTGGTGGCCGGGATTTGGCAAGGCGTCCGGTAACGGTGCCTACACCCTCGACCTTGGCCGGTTCCATCCAACCGCCAACCTTGGCTACTGACTTGCCCATTAGTTCGCGCCTTGTACGGCGGTTCGGCTTGTTATTCGGCTTATTCATTACCTGTTACCTTATACGTAAAACTTTACGCGGGGGTCTTCCTGTGTGACGCCAATCCGGCAGACCAAGGCCTTTTCACCTTCCTTGGTATTATACAGATAGCCTGTTGTGTACCCCGCCTTGAACAAAGCCCTAGCCTTGCTCGGTACATGACAGCGCGCGTTGTCGTCGTCATACCCAATTATTACAATATCAACCTGGGGCAGTGTCAATGTCCCTTGCATGGACAGTACGTAATCTACCTGCATTTCGCTAATCTCCTATTACCAGATAACAATAAACCCGGCACGGTGGCCGGGTCTACTGCATAGCGGGCTATTGGTTAATGAAGCGTTAGGGTGAAGCGTTCCAGCTTCCGTTGAAAGGACAATGGGCGGTTAGCGTCAACGCCACCCAATACCAGCTACCCGCGCGATAGCACGAACCCTAACAATTCGGGGGAAGACTAGCCCCGAATTAGTTAAAGTTAAATGCCAGGTCGCCAACCGGGAACACCACCGGGTCAGCGGCAACGATGGTGCGCGGGGTATCGAGCGCCGACCATGCCAGCATGTTGCCGACCGTGGCAGCGTCAAACAGACCGAAGTGGGTAACGGAAGCACCACCAGCCGCCGAACCGAAGTCAACGGCCAGTTCGTTGGTAATCTCGCGCGCCGTGATGGTAGTCCAGTCAATAGCGACACGGCCACCAGCGCGGATAGTGGTGGTAACTTCGTTGGTCAGGGTTCCGGCTGCCGTAGGATCGGCGCTGAATAGCGCGACGTAGACAGTGGTGGGAGCCGTTGGCATGGCCTCGCCAGCCACCCAGCCCAAGATTTCGTTTGCAAGGTAATTCGACAGTTCGGAAGCCATCGGCAGCGCGTCCCCAAGGGTGATTATTCGCGCCACCATAGCCCACAGTCGAGCGGTGCGCTAGGGGGTCAATTCAGCTTGCTTTGCTGCCAGGCCACCACCATGGGGACCAGTAGCGTATAGTCGTCTACGTGGTCGCATTCGCTGCTATAGTTCGCCAAAGACTCCGCTACGTATAACGGGTTATCGGTCGTATGGTCGTAACCACCTTCTAGAGCGTTATCTAGCTCTTGGCTGACCGTATCTTGTGTCGGTAGCGGCTTAGGGGAAACCAAGACCGGCTTAACGCCCATGATAAGGCCGAACAGATGGGGCGTGGCATTGCCGGGCAACGGGAGCCGCAGCAACTCGCTTATGTTCCAAATGATAGCCGCGCCAAAGCCTAACGGGCTATACGTCCAGAACTTCCATAGGGGGAACATCATAGCGGTTCTATTCCTTCGCTGTTGAATGCGTACGCTACACCCTCTTGCCAGGGTGCCAGCGGTTCAACTTTCTTAACGGGCATCTGTGGCCCATCCATCACCGCCCGCGCTATCGTTTCGGCCAGGTCGTGACCGTAAAAGGTTTCAAAGCCATCGGTATCCCGACGAACCGAAACGCTGTACCCGCGCGACCCCTTGCCCACAGTCAGCGACTTGATTACCTCGCGGTCTAGGGCAAGCTCTAGGTTGGGCATAGTGTGGTCTTCGTATTTGTCGCACCACTCTTGCCAGGGTGGCAAGGTGGTCATTCCATATACCCCTTAATGTACGCTTCATGCGCCAATTGGCACATAGTCCGCGCGTCCGACAGGTAAAAATATATGGTGCTAAACTCGACACCATGGATAGCCAAATAGCCAACCCCTTCCACCTTGACGACGTAATACGTCCGCCCCAAGGCTTCGGCCTTCCATGCCGTGTTGGTTAGGTTAAGCTCCCATTTGAGGTTCTTAAACCGTTTATCACGTTGGCTCATATTACCGCTTGCTCCCATTGCTGGACCTTGAGGCGCAACCAGGCTGCCCGCTTATCGGACACGCGCGTACCGTATGCGTCGCCACCTAACTTATACCATTCATCGTCCGACCCGTACCAGACATGCCTTTGCCAAAAGCCGAAGACATGGACAACCTGGAAGACCTTGTAACCGACCAGGCCAGGCTTCACGTCATACTTGGACCAGATACCCCAGCGGGTCGGCACGATAAGGGCCACCGCTACGCCGACGATACCTAGCACTGTGATTAATACCATTTCCATATTACCACCGCCTTATTAGCTTGATCTGGTCAATCAATACGCCGGGGCTTATTGCGCCCCTACGCATTTGTTCGGTATCGAGTATGCGATTACCGTTATGGTAAACAATGTACCCGCCACAGCCTCGCGCCCATGTAATGCGGTAGCGTTCCTTGGTGCTGGCGGCATCTTTGAACAGGCGAACGCCTAGCCTTTGATCACATAGCGGTATGCGCTTACGGCGTTTGTTCATGGCTTTTACTCCTTAGTGTAGGGTTGAACGTAGACCGTGACCGGAGCGCCGTACTTGCCGGTCTGCCCGGCTTCGACCGTCACGCGGTCTACAACCTCTTGTGCTGTCTCGACAGTCTCAACCGCCCAAGCATCAATTACGCGCATGTCGGCAATAGTGATATCGCCATTAACGTGGGTCAGTACGATTACGTTGTAGTGGTTGCGGTTGGTCATGTCGGTATCTCCTTGTTGTTGGGTATACCTTATGGGCCATCGTTGGCCGTGTCAATGGGCTTACCACCACATTCCCTGCAATAACAATCGTCGTTAACAAATCGCCAACCCATGCGCTTGGCACCTTTCTTACAGTCACCAAGTCTGTGGCCGTTTATGTCGGCAAATGTTGGCTGGTGCCATGTCGCGGTAATGCCCTTACAGGCCCGACCATTGCCACAGTACAGGTGCATGGAATAGCCACCTACTATCATGGTCGCACCTTATCCCAAGCGGCATTGAGCTTGCCCATGGCAGCGTCGGCTAGCTTGTTGTCAGGGTGGCCGCTTTCATAGCTCGACCGAACCAGGGCCATCACTTCCCATAGTTCCTTGGCCGTTAGCTTGACCGAGTATTCGCGTTCTTTCTTCACGGCGTCCACCTAGCCGACGTGCCCCCGTCGTCCGAACCAACCGTTTCAAGCTGCACTAGCTTGAGGTTGTACCCAGTGGTCATAACAAATGCCTGGATTGACGCGAGTAACCGGGCCTTTTCGGCTTCGTCCGCCTTAACGCTATCGGGCGCTTCGTACAGTATGGTTAGTGCAAACCGTTTCATGGTCGTACCCTCTATGCCCACAATGGGGCCGATTACTCTGGATGGATTGACCGGAACAACTCGAATAGGCGGATAGCCTCGCCACGGTTACATTCCCATGCCCGGCCCATGGCATCGTTGAAGTACTGGTAGATACCAGGACCGGCGCAGACCACCCGGAGCCAATTAGCGCCATCGCTAAGTTGCATCTTAACGGAGTGGCTTTCATCCTTGCCAGCCGCGTATTCCATTTCTTCGATATTCTTAAACTTGGTCATTGGTCGTACTCCTTATTCGGGTTGGGTGGCCGCTTTAGCCTACCTTGTTCGGGTAATTCTTGAGTACCCATGCCTGACCCGACCAGTGGGAACATTCCCGGTCTTGCCAATCGAGCTTGTACTTAACCCGGCCCGACACTGGGTTAACCTGGGTGATTACCAGGGTTTCCTTGCCGTTCTTGCTGGTGAATGTGTCGCCGGTGTTCATCTGTCTATCTCCGTTTTGTTGATACCTTTGTACGGGCTATCCGATACCCTGTCAACAACTAACGGTCTAATGGTAAACCGATTGTTAATCCGGGGTTATGCCACGGCCTTTGCTTC